TTGTAAATTATTAATAGACCCCTTTAATGAGTATAAACTAAATTACAATGAAGGTAATACTCTTGAAATAGATATTAAAGAAAAATGGGGTTTAGATGGCTTTAATGCTGTTATTGGTAATCCTCCGTATAATATTCCGAAACAATCAAAATTAAAAGGTGGATATGGTGGTCGTAGTCTATGGGATAAATTTGTAGATGATGCTATTGATAAATGGTTGATTAAAAATGGATATTTATTATATGTTCATCCACCTTCTTGGAGAAAACCAGAACACCGTTTATGGGATAAAATGACTAAACAAAATAAAATAATATATTTAAAATGTTTTACCGAAAATGAAGGTATTAAATTATTTAATTGTGGTGTTATTGTAGATTATTATTTACTACAAAAAAAAAATAATTCAGTTATGACTAAAATATTTGGTCAAGATAAAAAAACATATCATGTTAATTTAAATAATTGGAACTTCTTACCTTCTGGACAGATAGATATAATACAAAAAATATTAGGTAAAAATGAAGTTATTTATTCATCATCTATATATGATACGAGAAGAAAATGGATAATGCCAAAGATAAAAAAAGAACCAAAAAAAGAATATTATGAAAGATGTAAAAAAGAAAAATATACTTATCCGATTATTCATAATATGACTAAAGCATATGGAAATGGTTATGTATATTCAAATGAGAATAAAGGTCATTTTGGTATTAAAAAAGTAATATTATCATTTGGTAGACACCAGTATCCATATAATGATTATGAAGGTAAATATGGAATGTCTCAAATATGCTATGGATTGCAAATTGATAATAAAGAAGAAGGTGAAAATATATGCAAAGCAGTAAATAGTGATAAATTTAAAACTATTTTAAAATATACAAAATGGAGTACATTTCAAACTGATTGGAGAATGTTTAAATATTTCAAAAAAGACTTTTGGAGAGAATTCATTTAATTCATCAAAAAATCAACAACGGCACGCAAATATTTGTGCCCTAAATAGTGGTTGATATCACACTACATAGTGATTATAATAATAACAAAAATAAAAATAAAATTAACCCAAAAGGGTTAATTTTATTTTTATTTTTGTTATTATTTTATTATTTGAATTTAAAAAAAGATGTTATCTCACGTTGTCCAGTTTTGCGATTATCATCTTTTCGTAGTATATCTTTTAATATTGAATCAGTATCAATATCTGTTAAATCATATATTTGTGATATTGGTTTTATCAATTGTCTATCAACATAATATCTATAATCTATTGGTATTTTCTTTTCCAATATATATTTATAATTTTCAATAACGTGACCTTGTAATAGTTTTGGATTTAATTTACTACATTTATGTGATGTTCTATGATTGTTACAAAAATAACCTTTACAAGTAGAGCATTGTCTTATATTCTTTTCAGACCAACAAAAACGACATCTTGGTGTACACATATGATTATTACAATGGATATGACTATGACAAAACATTTCATTACACACTAAACATATAGCATTTTTTGGATTAACTGTTCTTCTACAAGAAACACATTTTATTGCTTTTTCTGAAATATAACAATATGGTATTCTATCATTAGATTTAGGAGCATTTCCCTGGTCTCTTCTGCCCATTCTGTCAGATAGCACCTTGTGTGCGATTTTAGTAGGGTCAGCATATTCAGCTCTGATTGATTTGGTAATGACTAAATCATTTATATCAACATTACCTTCTAATAAATTCTGGATGGATTTTTTATAAAATTCAATTGATTTTTCTATATTTTTTTCTCTTAATATAATATCAACAATACCACCATATATTTTTTTAACAATATTGGCATTATCACGGCGTTTTAATACAATCCCCATAGATTTCTGTTTATATTTATTTATGTCAAATTGATACATATGCCCAGTGTAACGTTTTTTTGAGAAGAGTATAAAGGGCCAAAAAGTTTTTTCTGGTTCTAATTGCTGTGGCTCTCTTAATATATTAGTAACACCAGCGGCAGCTTCTACGCTCAAATCCATTGTTAATTGTAAAATTTCTTTGTCTGATGGATTTTTACCAAACTTTTTTGGATTTGCCCTTATATAGGGTGTAAAATTTACAAAGATACTATCTGTATTATGAACTATTATATTACCAACACCAGCCATAAAATGATGATTTTCAGTTTCTAAATCATACATATATTGACCTTGATATAAATGAGTAACATCAACAATTTTTTTAATGGCATTTTCTGTATGTTTTTGTTTTGTTTTTGTTGCAGTTAATTGATATATATTTGAGTTATCTTCTTTAATATTTATATAAACATTATATCCTAATTGCTTCATAACTGTATATTGAATTGATGCGTCTAATTTATCAGTGAATTCTAATTCAAAATATTCTTCTACTAATGATAAATAAGAATCTATTTCTGAAAATCTAGATTCTCTTGGTAATTCAGAGACATCTGGAAAACTTTGTAATAATTTTGTCCCAACTTTACATTCATTCGGTGTTATTTTTTCACCATCTGGATTTAATAAACTATGGTCTTCTGTAACATCAACAACACCAGTGTGAGTTAATACACGATATATTTTCTTATTTACTTTATGTTTAATAACTCTTTTAATAGGTGTCCAACCAGATTCAGTCCAAATACTAATATTATTAATATCTGTCGCTTTTTTATCACTATTGTATTGATACCAAATATCATTTTCAGATTCTAATTTATCAATTGTAATATGTTTAATTTCAGAATTAGGTGTTTTAATCATAATTGGAGTATCAGCTGTAACACTATCCCCATATACAGTCTTAGCACCGGGATATTCTCGTTCTACAAAATATTTTGCTTCATATAAAACTTTACGACCTTCTGCTGTAGTTGACGCCGCCAATTTTCTACAAGAAATAGCTGATGTAGATGCTCCGCACTGTCCATAAACTGTATTACAAACTACTTTATATGCTAACTGAAGACCATTTAAAATGGCTCTCTGAAATGGAGTATATGTGTCCTCCATTGAGATTATATTTGATTTCTTGACTTTTCTAACTTTTTTATTTTTATCTTTAAAATGCATCATCGTTTTAGTTTCTTCTACAACTGAACCAATAATTTTAGTGGTTTTACCAGATTTCGTTTTCTTCATAACTGTTTTAAACTTGATTGACCTTCTCGTTTCACGTCTTTTGTCTAATAATTCTACTAAAATACGAGGAAGAATTGCCATATCACCATTTTTATTTCTAGCATATCTACAAGTTGTCTGTGTTCCAGTCTTGATTTTCTTTTTAGTTCTACCACTCATTTCATAAGCATAATCATCATAAGTTATATCATAATAATCATAATCTGGATGATTATTGTATTTTTCATCCATTACCAATGAATCGTGTGAAATATTAGCAGAAATCATCGAACAAGGATAGAGTGAGGCATAATCCATCACTGTTACGGGCTCAAAAAATATACCAGTATTCGGTTCTAAAACAATTGCTCCTTCATATGATTCTTCACTTGCTTTTTCATCTTTAGTGATAACTGGAATAACATATCCATATTGAGTAGTGTAATTTAAAACAATAGAATAGATTCTAATACCTAAACCTCGTAAAAAGTTATATGCCAGTGGAATAAAACAGACATTTGCCATACCAATTTGATTCGCAATCACCTCTAATTTCATAATTAACTCATTACATAATACACAATCTTGAACACAATAAACAGCGATTTCTCGCATTTTCTCTGGTGTTCCAATTTTGTAATTCTTGAATAACTCTTTTGGAGATAAATCAACTTTCTGTGATTTTAAATAATGTTTTGCTACATTGTCAAGTTTATATGATGTTAGTTTATCACCTTCACGTAATACAAACTTCAACAAATCAATTTGAATAATACCAGGGGCATCAAAGTATTTGAGGAAATTATTACCCATCGCACTTGATGATAAGTTTTTCTCCAATAATGATTTTGGATGAAAATTCTTCAATTTTGATATATCTAAAAAGCGTTTTTCACAACTAAATAGTTTTGCTCTGTCATACATATATTCAAAATCAAAACCCCAGATATTATAACCAGTTAATACATCTGGTGATAATCTATTAATAAATTGAGTCCATTTTAAGATTAATTGACGCTCTGTTTTACATTCTTCAATAATCACTCCATCAATTGGATCAGATTTATTCAGTGTTATACAATGTTTTAAACAACACTCAGTTTCTCCATATCGGTGAATAGTAGTGCAAATTTGAATGATTTTATCATCTTTACGTCTTGCTTGAGGAAATGTTCCATCACCACTAGTACATTCTATATCCATAGATGCCACCAATAATGGGGCAATCTCATCTGATTCGTGATATTTAACTGATTTCCAGTCATCAACAATTATTTCTATTTGACATTTAGTTTTTCTTCTTGTTTTACTTTTAACTACTTTGTATGTATTTGGTGATAACTTAATCCAACCAGCTGGACGGACACCACTTAAATGAAAAAATCTGATAAATGGCGTAATATTAGATTCATATAATTGAAATGAGAATGTTCTACTACTAGAAATACTACTAATTTTTAATGGTTCATCTTCTGTTTCTTGAAATGCACGGCGAAATGAATAGTATGCTCCCAAGTTTCTAACAACAATTTCTAAATATTTAAAATTGGTTTCTGCTGTAAAACCTAAAAACTCTTTTCTTTTGACTATATCTGATGACACTAACGCTTCTTGATATTTATAATATACTTTACGACGAATTACACGCATTAATTTCTTAATTTGTGCTTTTGCCCAAGTTTGTGGTATTTTCACATAAAAATATGGACAAAACCCTTTAATTGTCATACCAACACTTGTCCCATCACTCATACAACCAAAACAAGTAATATCATACTCTTTTTCTTCTGGTGTTTCATCATCTGGGTCATCATTAGGAATAACTACATCATCTGCTTTCCAATCAACAGCTTGAAAGATTAGAGATTTTGATGCACTATGTTTAACATCAGTATCTTGTCTATATTTAAAAACAGTATTCATTATATCAATCTGAAATAATCTTATGTTATAATATAGTCAGTATATATATTGTATTAAACAATTCATATACTTAAAAATATAATTTCATTTTTATATTAATTTTGTATTCTATAAAATTTATATTATATTCTAAATCTTGTATTTCTATAATTCAATTAAAATGTTATTATTTGAAAAAATGAATGAAATAGTTTTATATACAATTTTATTTTTTGCTATTATTATTGTGCTAACAAAATATGATTCACATACTTCTAAATTAACTATTGTTGAATCATTAGTTGATAATGGTGGTCATTTAGTGCAAAATCTCCCTAATAAAGAACGTGCTGCCGATATTATTGCTGATTTAAAAAGTAAAACTACTATGTTATGTAAAAAAATGTTAGACGACTATCCAAATAAAAAATGTGTAAGAAGATTAAATAGACGATTTAATCCAGATAACATAATGGAATCCGATTCAAATAGTAAACATACATCATACTCTATCAATAAAGGTGAAAAAGTTGTTATATGTTTACGATCAAAAGATGAAAAAAAAGAATTAATTGACCCAAATACAATTATGTTTGTGACATTACACGAGCTTTCTCATATTATGACTAAATCAGTTGGACATACTGATGAGTTTTGGGACAATTTTAGATTTATATTAAAAGAAGCAGTTAAAAATAATATTTATAATTGTGTTGATTACAAAAGAAATCCTCAAAAATACTGCGGTATTGAGGTAACAGATAATCCAATATCTTGTGCTGATTTAGCTTAGCTTAGACTAGACATAAATTATGTATTAAAAGTCATATAGTCATGTATAAATTGACGATTTTCATTTGTATTATTTTCACCACAACAATTTTGAATAAGAAAACAGTATATTATATGTAATTGATGGTGCAATTTACTATAATCTATAGTATCATTATCTACACCCTCGTCACTGATTTCATCATTGATTTTTTCATTTTGACATTTACATTCATATAATAAATACTCTTTTCTTATTTCTATATTCTTCTTTATTATATCAAAATTTTTTATAAGAATTTTTTGATAAACATTATAATTATGTTCTTTTTTAAAATTATCTACATTAGTTGTCATATAATCATAAAGTTTAAGATATTTTCTTTTATTTAAGTAATCATTAATTTTTTTACTACTTAAAACCTTTTTACCTGGATTAATAAGGGTATATTTTATTTTTTTTAACATTTTAATACCAAAACATTAAATAATAAATATATCAATTAGTATAATTATGAATATTATATATACATATAATATATGTGTTCAACATATACAATAATATAGTAATGGCTTCTTATATATTTACATTATATGATTTACTCCCCTATACAACGGGTGCATATAATACATTATATTACGGATTATATACTAGTAATATGATTTATAGTACATATAAATTTATTAATGGTATAAGTCCTAAGAAAACAAATATTATTTATCATTTAATGTTAGAAAATACAAATATAGATATTGACAGAAAAAATGTCATTGATAAAAATAATAAATTAAGTAAAGATAAAAAACAAAAAAAAATTAAATTAACTGACAAATATACTGCCGAACAGATGTGTAATCTATATAAAATTTCAAATGATAATGGTGATATTAGTGAAATAGTTGAATTAGCATCAAGAAATGATGATGATGGATTTGTAAATTATGATTTTCAAGTTACAACAAAAGAAGAACTTACTAAATTAACTAAACGTGAAAAAAAAGTACTACTTAATAACTGGTCTAAAATTGACATTATCTAAACTATTTTATTTTTTTAAAACTATTTTATTTTTTAAAACTATTTTATTTTTTAAAACTATTTTATATTTAAAACTATTTTATATTTTTAAAACTATTTTATTTTTTAAAACTATTTTATATTTTTTAAAAATCTTATAAATTGATTACTATTACTATTTTTATTTGAAATGAAATATTTATTAAAAACTTGAGGAGAATTAATATAACTATCAACAATATCCCTATTTAAATATGACTTTTTACAAATTGCTGGTGTATGATGTAAGTGTATTGCTACATCTTTAACTACTTCATTAGATAGTTTCTTACGAGCAGTAATTGTTTGTGGTTGTTGATATCTTTGAATTTTATTTAAATAGAGCATATTGGCATTATAAGTTCTAAAGTTTTTAGATGTTATGTTTTTATCAAATTGTTTTAAATACTCATTAACATCCCTCTCATCAATTGTTATACTTTTGTTATAGTTAGAATCATATACAGAATCAGATTCAGATTCTACATAAGTGAATATATCTTTATTCTTTGCTTTATATAGTCTCTTTAATATGTTTAATATCTGTCTATCTTTAATACTACATTGATTAAATACTCCTTTTTTACCATTAAAACTAATTGTTACATGAGATGGATACATTTTAATATTACGACGCGTAATAGTTGTAATACCAGTTGAATTATATTTAACCTTGTATAAATCTTTACCTACACGAAAATTACATTTCATTATTATCTTTATAATAAGTGCTATTAGTTTGTCTTTTGATATTCCATTTTTAGTATTTTTCTTATTTATATCTCTATTTATTTTTCTATTTATTTTAGGCATATTATTTGCCATTATGATTAGATTATTTATCTTTTTATTTTCACGCTCTTTAATTGAGTTAGCACTATATATAGATTGAACACGATTAGCATCATCATAACCTACTACTAATCTTTTATTTTTAGAATTTGGATAAGCAATAACTACATTACTCCAAGCTGGTGGTATGACCAATGATGAAATATAATCTAATATCTTTTTATTTGTTATTTTTTTATTAGTTTCTGAATCATAGTAATTAAAATTATGTTTTGATTTAGACTTTGTTTTAGATTTAGTTTTCGTCTTCGTCTTTGTCTTCTTCTTTCTAATTATATGTTTCATTCTAACATTTAATTTTATTATATATAATATAATAAAATATATAATAAAATGAGTATTTTAGTAACTGGTGGTAGTGGTTTAGTAGGTAGTGCTATTAAAGATGTTGTTAATACTACAGAACACAAAAATAATTATAATTGGATATTCTTATCATCAAAAGATGGTAATTTATGTGATTTTGATTCTACTAAAAAAATATTCGAAAAATATAAACCAGTTAAATATGTTATACATTTAGCGGCGTATGTTGGAGGTTTATATAAAAATATGAGAGAACCTGTAACATTTTGGCAGAAAAATACTAAAATGAATAATAATGTTTTAGAATGTTGCCATTTGTATAATGTTAAAAAATGTATTAGTTGTCTATCTACTTGTATATTTCCAGATAAAACAACTTTTCCAATTAATGAAACCATGATACATAATGGGCCACCACATGAAAGCAATTTTGCGTACGCATATAGTAAAAGAATGATTGATGTATTAAATAGAGCATATTCTAAACAATATAATTGCTGTTTTACATCTATTATACCAACTAATATTTACGGACCATATGATAATTTTAATTTAGATGATTCACACGTTATTCCTGGATTAATACATAAATTTTATTTACAAATGAATAAAAATACTGATACTATTATTGATAATAATACTAATAATGATGCTAATTCTGATAATGATACTGATAATAAATCTAATGATAAAGAAATTGTTATTTATGGTTCTGGTAAACCACTTAGACAGTTTATATATAATTACGATTTAGCAAAATTAATATTATGGGTTATTTATAATTATAATAATTCATCTCCTTTAATATTATCTGTTCCAGAAGAAGATGAAGTGTCAATAAAAGATGTTGTCAATATCATTTCTGATGCTTTTAAATATGATGGTAAAATTACATATGATACTAGTAAATCAGATGGTCAGTATAAAAAAACTGCTTGTAATAAAAAATTAATGACATTAATGAAAAATAGTTCATCAAATAATAATTTTAATTTTACTGATATTAAAATTGGTATTAACCAAACTGTTAAATGGTTTATTGAAAATTATGAATCTTCTAGACATTAATTTAGTTAGACATTAATTTAGTTTTAGTTTTATTTTTTGTTAGTAAAATCAATATCACTAGTATTAATTGGTTTGAGACCAGCGACAGGGACTGGGACATAACGACGACGATTAACTTGTGTATCAAATATACGATTTCTACTAGAAATATTATTGAGAAGTTGTGATGTCTTATTCATTTTTAAATTATTTTTATTTTTATATGAAAAATCTATATAATTACTATTAATTGATGTTGGGATGACATAATGACGCTGATTAAGTCTGTGTGATTGCATATTTCTCTCTGTATTTTTATCTCTATTATTAGAATACTGTTTAAATCTATCTTCATTCTGAAATAAATTAACTTCCAGTGGCGGTGTATGATGTGTATTCATAAAATCAGATGGATGACGTGGTTGCTGATGTGACGACTGGTGTGGTTGCTGTTGCGGTTGTTGGTGCGATTGTTGGTGTGATTGTTGGTGCGATTGCTGATGAGTATTTTCATATGTCTGACTTTTTAATTCTCTTTTCCAATTATCCATAGCAAATGGATTATATGATGATTGTTGCCGAATTGGGTCATATAATCTACTATTATCATTCATTTTCTTATCAATACAGTGTGTGCTTTTTAATATAACGTATAGTATAGTATAATATAAGTATACTATATGTTATATTTTATTTAATCTAATTTATGTAATTAATATTTTAACTCAATTAATATTTATTATATTTCTTGCTTGATCTGTTTTAGAGAGTTTTGCTCTTTTTGGTCTTATTACTTTTAATATGTGTTCTGTATTAATCTCTGGTAATAATGGTTCACTATAAATATATTTCTCACCAGCCAATATATCTAATTTAAAATCAGTTGGATAATATTCAATAATTGGACTGGTTGATGATGTCATTAATGTACCATATGATTTTGGAAGCAGTGATGCCTTTGTCGGTGGTAATACTAACATCAATTGCTCAAATGGTGTAAATGGTTTATTCTTTTTAAAAGTTTTAGATAATCTATTTACATCAGTCATTTTAGAAACAACAAAATTAATATCTGACACTAATGGTGCTACTCTAAATTGATATGCCCATCTCCAATCTGGTGGTGTTCCAGTAATATAATAATTCAAAGAGAATAAAAGACTTTTTACATATTCATTTGATACTACTACACGGTGCTTATTATATTCACGCTGATTAATTTTTGGACTAATCATAAAAAAATGTCTGTAATATTGCTCTTTCCATTGTGGATAAGCTAAATTATAGTCAATTGTTGTTTTAAATATTGGTGTTGCTTCTTCATAAAATGGATTTTTCTCATCAAAATAATAAGAATGCTCAAATGTTGAGAGGTCATCATCTATTTTCTGTTGTAATGGGTCTTTTTTATTTTTATTTTCAAGGTTAGATTGTGATTGTGATTCTTGTTCTGAATTATTATTAATTCTATTCTTTGCTCTTTCTTGCTGTTGCTTTCTATCTGTAAGTAACTGTTTCATATTTTTATCTTCATTTCCATAACTTGCCATATTTTTAATTAATTTCTTAAACATTACTGTATTTAATGATGCTGTATTTGTTTTACTATCATAGTTTACTAAATATTCACGCTTATTAGAGGTAATTCTATTATTACGACGATTTCTGTTATTTTCATATCTTCCAACACCCTGTAATCTGTTATAAAAATCAAGTGTTCTAGTAATTCCGTCTTTACCATATATTCTCTTATTCTCTTTTAAAAATATAATTGGTTTAACAAAATCATTACCAGCCAAGAAGGATAAAAACATATAATCATATACTACTCGTGTTTTATCTAATGATTTCCAAGAGAAATTGTCAATAATTGCATCACGAAATTTATGAGAATCAAAGAATATATATGGTGCATCTGGATATTCTTCTTTAGAATCTTTATCTAAATTACGGAGAATAAGCATCTTAGCACTATCAAATGGAAAACATAAAACAATAAAATCAGCATCTTCACTATAAATACATAATGTTTCAGTCTTCTTTAATGAAAGTTTTTGTCTTATATACATCATAATCTTATGTTCACCTTCACCTGGGACATTACTATCACTAAAAATAATTTCTAATTTGTCTTTTTTTGCTTTTGTTGTTAAATGTTTTTTAAATTTAGATTGTGTGGTTGATGTTGCAGTTGAAGTAATTGCTTTTTTAAGAGCTTTTGATAGTTTCTCCATAAACTTAGTCCCTGGAGTAATATTAGCCGTGTCCCATAATTCACCATTATCAATAATTGTTGTCTCTGGAATATTATATTTTTCTCTAAGATGATTTAAATATTGTGCCCTCTTAATTGATTTATAACGACGAAATCGTTGAAGATACATTTTAGCATATGGGGCACTACCATCTAGGGCAATATATAATAGCTTCTGTGGTTTAATATGTTTTGTTACCATTTCAATAGTGTATTTAATTATTTCATTTACGAGAATAGTTTCTAAACGAGCTTTTGTTAATTTTTTTACTTTTTCTCTATTATCTCTTAAATAACGCCCAATAACTGGATACATTAGACAATTGTAATCCAAAAAGAAATAGTCAATCTTTTGTTTAGCATCCCAATAGATGGTGTCTTTATATTTTTGACGAATTGTTTTAAACAGACCAGGTATTCCCATTTTATTTATATGATTATAATTGTAATTGTAATTACAGAATTGACTATATTATAATATAATATATAATAGAATTGATTTTAAATAAAATTATATTTTAATAAATTATATTTTAATATATATATAATAGAATTGATTTTAAATAAAATTATATTTTAATAAATTATATTTTAATATATTGATTTAATAAATTATATACAGTATTGATATAAGTATATACATACACTATGTCTAAAAAACCACCTTCTATAAGTTTTAAACCAGCTGGTAATAATAAACCATGTACAACTATTATTAATGGTAATTTAAAAGTAAAGGGTAAATTAATAGCATCTGGTTCATCTGATGATGGTGATTTAAATGTAGATAATATTTATGCATCTGGTGAAATTATTGCTAAAAATATTACATCAAATTGTGATATTAAAACTAAAACAATAACATATAGCACTGAAACAATTGATATTACTGGTCAAACAGCATCTGGTGATATAGCTGTAACATGGGTTAATACCAATGGTACAGGTGTTTTAGATGATAATGGTATAACTGGCTATCATGAAGGATTATATAAAAAAGTAATTAAGATAAATGATGGTAAATTTGCTGAATGGAAAACAATATATGTTACACAAGATACTAATACTGATCTTGGAGAATATTCTTCATTAATTATTGATAATGATGGTTATCCAATTGTTACATTTTTTGATGATACATCATCTAATGAAGCATTAGTGTTTGCTAGAAGTTTAACAAAAGATGGTTTAGGTGGGTGGACCAGTGTAATAATTGATTCTGTAAATCAACCTGGTGAATTTGGAACACCTACATCACTAAAAATATCACAAGATGGATACCCAATAGTTAGTTATTATGATGATAATAATGATGATTTAAGATTTGCTAGAAGTTTATCTACTAGTGGTATTGGTAGTTGGACATCTGTTGCAGTTGATAGTACTGGTGCAGTTGATGGTAAATGGAATTCTTTAGAACTTGATATTAATGGATTTCCTATAATATCTTATGCAGATAATACATTTGGACGGTTAAAATTTGCTAGAAGTAGTACAATAAGTGGTACAGCTACAAGTGATTGGTCAACTAGTATTATAATAGGAAGTGTTGCTGTAAATTCTAATACATCTTTGAAATTAAATGTTAATGGTCTTCCTATGATATCTTATTTTGATGATAATTCACCTGATTCTTTAAACTTTATAATATGTGATAATACAGGTGGTACTGGAACTTGGACAAATGTTACAATTGAAAATACTGGATTTGGTAAAGTAGGTACATATAGTTCTTTAGCACTTGATGAAAATAATTTTCCAATTATAAGTTATTATGATGAAGATGGTTTTTCAAATTATGATTTAAAATTTGCAAGAAGTAGTTCATTAACTGGTGCACCTGGTTCTTGGACTTCAATAAAAGTTGACATTGATGGTAGGGTTGGATCATATACATCATTAATACTTAATAAAGATGGTTATCCAATTATATCTTATTATAGATCTACTGATTCTTCATTAAATTTAGCAACAAGTTTAACAAAATCTGGAACAGGTAGTTGGAACACTGAAATTATTGACGAAAAAAATAATGTTGGTCAATTTACATCATTAGCATTAGATGAAACTAATGAACCAATTATTTCTTATCATGATGATTCATTTAATGAATTAAAATTTGCTAAATATTATAGTTCTATTGATTATATTTTATCATTTAATAATAACACTGAAACTGTTGCATTAACAGAAAATGGTGATAGTGTTTGCTTTATTTATAATGAAGATTTAAGTAAATGGGTTAAATTCTAATTAATAAAGTTTTTATTTAAGTATAAACTCATATATAAAAATATATATTTACTAATATAATCCATTTACTATTTTATTGTTAATTTTCTGATTTCTGATTTCTGAATTGTGATATAAATTAAAATGGGTTTTTTTGATGTATTTCCTAGAACAAAAGTTGTTTGTATTAACCTCCGTAATCGTCGTGATAAACGAAAAAACTTTATTAAAGAAATGAAAAAACAGAAATTTTTTGAAAATAAAACTGGTAAAGAAGTAACTAAAAAGAAAGAAGTGTTTACATTCTATAAGGCACGCCCTCATAAGTTTCCAAAGATTGGATGTTTAAACTCCCACTTAAATGTTATTAAAAAATATAGAAATTCTAATTTATATGATAATTTACTTATTTTTGAAGATGATGCTCTATTTTTAGGTAATTTAGAACATATTAAACCACCACCTGTTGATGATTGGGGAATGCTCTATTTAGGGGGGACTGTTAAAGATATTTTTGATTATTCTGCTATTAAAGAGAATAGACATTGGGTAAGAATGTCTTGTTATACAACACACGCATATTTGCTTAATTTAAAGAATGATGCTTTAATAGATGATATTTTATTAGCATCACAATTTACTTATGAAATTGATAGTTATTATTTAGAACGTATTCATAGAAAATATGAAGTGTATATGACATATCCAATGATGGTAATCCAACGCGAAGGTTATAGTGATATTGAGAGAACACACGTCAATTATAATTTTATGAAAGACACATTAACTGGTTTTCAAAAACCAATTAGTGAAGAAGTTAATGGTGATTATGTAATGAAATTAGATGAAGTGAAAGATGAAGATTATCCGATGGTTTCTATTATTACACCGACATATAATAGACGTCATGTATTTAGTATGGCAGTAAGAAACTTTTATGAATTTGCTTATCCTCCAGAAAAGTTAGAATGGATTATTGTTGATAATACTCCATTAGAAGAAGAGGGTGTTGGTGATATGTTTCCAGTTAAAGATAAACGAATTAAGTATTACAGAATTACTAATGATGACAATAGTGGTGAAGGCGATGAAAGCAGTAAGTATCAGCGATTTTCTATTGCTAAGATGCGTAATTTGGCAGTTGAAAGAGCATCACATGATATTATAATACATATGGATGATGATGATTATTATCCGCCAGAAAGTGTTATTGCTAGAGTCAAAGTGCTATTACATTATAAAAAAGATGGTATTGGATGTGTTGGTTCATCTGAGATAGGTATTTATGATATTCTTAATAATGCTTCTAACTTATCTAGTGATGGTCAATTAACTATGTCAGAGGCATCAATGGGTTATTATAAATCATTTTGGGAAAATGGTAAATTTGATGAATTGGAATTTGCTGGTGAATACAAGAGTTTTATACAGAATAGATTTGAACAAATCATTGATATTCCTTACTCTTTTATTTTAATTGCTATTTCACATAATAAAAATCATACTGGTAATATTAGAAAAGTTATTGATACTAAATTACATCATAGAACAACCAATAAAAAGATTAACTTTTATAATTATTGGCCCGATGATGTTAAATTATTTATAAGAAGTATGAGAGATAGTATAATTAATAATACTAATAATTAATAATAATTAAAAATATAAAAAATAAAAATTCCCGATAGGGAATTTTTATTTTTTATATTTTTAATTATTGAATTATAAACTGAAACCTTCTGGTGCGGAAGTAGTTGTTACTGTAGTAGTAGTTGGTGTAGTTTCATCTTGAGCATCAGCTTGACGTTGTGCTTCTTCTTGAACTTTAGTCATATCAACACCTAATAAGATGGCGATTAAATATAATAATACTCCTAAATATACTAATGCTCCAAAGAATACAAAGATATTTGCTAAACAGAAGCATTTAAATCTACATAAGAGACTTAAAATACCAACCCATACTAGAACTTTAATCATATACATTGCTACACCTTGTGTAGAATAAACTTGTTCTCTTAATTGGTCAGTTACTGATGAAGTATCTAAATATGTGATTGCTAATGTAGTTAAATACATTAAAACCATAATGATTAAATATGAACGTGCTGGTTGACATAATTTCATAGCGGTTGATGATGCTTTTGATTTTCTTGGCATTATTAATTAGTTAGTTAATAATATTTTTATGTTATTATATTAATAGTATATATTTTATTATAATTCAATTTAAATATGTTTAGTATTATACATTTAATTTATAATTTCTAAATATTCTATCCCAGCTCTTTCTAAAAAATATATTAAGTTTTTTATTTTTATCATTTCTTCTAAATAAAAAATCAAACTTAAGATTTTCATTTTCATTATTTTTTAAAATAGACAATTCTTTATTTATTATTTTTATATTTATGTTAGGGTTATATACAATTAATGATATAAGTTGAAAATTATCATTGTATTTCTTTTTATACATTTCACAAAATTCTAAACTTTCATTAATTAAAATATTTAAATCATTACATAAATTAAAATTCCAATGATAATGTCTATAGTAAATAAATACTTTTTTGTTATTACTTTTTAATATATCTTTTGTTCTTAGTATTTTTCTATTAAAACTTTCAATTACAGATATTTCTTTTGTATTATGATGCATAAATACAAAATTAGGATAATATTTATTTATATTAAATTGTTTAGGTTTTAATACAGGGTGATTTGTAGTTTTTGTATAATTTTTAATATCATCAAAATATTTAAAATCAGTATCAATTATTTTAGTTACTGTTTTTAATCCATCATATTCATTCCATATAAAATCAAAAAAATAATGAATATTATTAATACCTATTCTTTTCAATTGATTTGCTCCGTCACAAGAACTACCTAGTGATATTATTGGTGTTTTATTCATATTTTATTACTTATAATATTATTATAATTCAATATTTATTATTTATAAACTTAATATTAAATTAAATATTAAAATAATGGATAACTTAAATACATAGGATTTGGTGCTGATGGTGCGTCTAATGTCCCAGTAAACATATCCATACCAGCGTGAGGACTAATATATGGCATTCTCATATCGTGCCCTAGACCTGAACCAAATCCACCACCATAACCAAAATCTAGTATATCATATATTGGGGCATTTGGTAATTGAAAGAATTGGTAATTTCTTGATGGAACACATACTTCACTAGGTGGGAGATTTACACCACAATCACTACATGAGCATTGATTATTATTATGGTGGTTATTATTATGGTTATTATGGTGATTACAATTATTATAATTACAATTTCCATAATATTCATAATCATCTTCTCTATGAAAATTACATTGACATTCGTTATAACACCCTCTATTTAATCGTAATTGACGTTGCTTTTTCTGATAATGTCTTAGTTGTTTTAGCTTCTTTTGTCTTATCTGTTGATATAATTTTCTTTGTTTTTGCAGTTGTTGTTGTCTTTTCTTACGTTGTTGTATTTGTTGTTGCCTTTGTTGTATTCTTTTTTGCTGTAATTGTTTTTTCTTTTGTTGTTGTATTTGTTTTTGTATCCTTTTTTGTTGTATTTGTTTTTTTATCCTTTTTTGTTGTATTTGTTTCTGCTTTTTCCTACGATTAATAATCTGTTTCTGTTGTTGCCTCTGTTTATTAGTAATTTTATTTGGCATTTTGTCTTTTTAATTATATCTTTTTAGATTAAAGTTCTTAATATATTATTATTATTTATATTTAGTAAAATATTATTTTCAGTTAACTGAAAATAATATTTTACTAAATATAAATAATATTATACTAAATATAAATAATATTATAAAATTATGGACAACCGCCACCAATTTCTAATGGTTGACGCATTATATCTGGTTCAATAGTTGATTGTAACCATGGTGATACAACAGATTGTGGATTTGGTGGTTCTGAACGAAGTTGTAAATTAGCATTTCTTAATGTTTGACCAACAGTGTTAATACCAACATTATGCCCAGCAGTTAAAAAGTTTTTATCTTGAAGAGTTTGTTGAACAGGATTTGCTTTTGACCATTCAGTATCTTGATCTAATGGTAATAATTCTTCTGGTTTTAATTGATCTTTACCAGCACAAGATAATGTAGTATCTTTAGGTCTTGGTAATGGTTCTGATGCTTGATTTTGATAATGTTCTACTTTAGCACCAACATCACTGTCAATGTGTCCTGGTAAATGAATATCTACTTCAAGATCACGTCGTGAAGCTTGTTGTTCAGTTTCTCCAGTGCTAGCAGTTGTTGTTCTTGATTGTCCTAAATAATAAACTAGAGCAACAACAACTAAAGCTCCACCTACTAAATACATCCATTGAGTATTACCTTTTTTTGCCATTCTGTAATATGTATATATTTCTTATTGTATATATAATAATTATATTTTTTATTTTATTAATATAATAAACTTAAATAAATAGTCTATTAGTGTAATTGATATATTATACATAAAGAAAAATAATTATAATTACACAAATAATTAGATATATAATTTATAAATTGTGTTGATGAAGTTTTCTTTTATTTTTACCATAAACAATTATTCTTTTTTTTGATTTATTTTTTCGATTTTTTGTTTTAGTTATTTTATTTTTAGTTATTTTATTTATAGATTTATCTATTTGATTATGTTTATCTTCAATACCATTAATAATATTATCTATAATTTCTATATTCTCCTTTATATAGATGTCTGGTGTATTATTTTTTTTTTCTACTATTACTTGCTCTTTTTCATCTACTTGTGGTTCATCTATATCTTGTGTTTCATCTATATCTTGTGGTTCATCTTCATTATATAATGTAAATATATCAGTATCTTGTATTTGTTCTTGCTCTTTTGACTCATAATCACTATCAATATTATCAAATACATACTTATCTACTTGTGATTCCATTTTTATAATTTCAAATTCATTAATAAACATTTGTTTATGAAATATAATTCCCTTGTAATCAATGGTTAAAATATAATAATTTCCTTCATATGTATTTTGTATTTCTGTTAAATTGGAAAAATTATTAAATAGAGAATTTCCAGTAACTAATTTAAGTATTGGTCTTCTTTTTCTCATTCTAATATTTGATTGATGATAATTATCTATTACGTGAAGAGGCAATTGTTTATTAAACCATTTATTACTATTTTTAAATATTACTGATATGCTAGTTTCATTTATATCTGTTATTGAGTTATATAACTCTCTATCATTCTTTGTTAATTCAAATTCTAAATAGTATTTATCTAAATATTTTGATACTTTATAGCACTTTATTGGTAGTGAAATGATTGGAGGCGTCTGTTTAACAGCTGTGAATATATAATCTCTTAATTTTACAGGGCGATTATATTCCATTACTAATTTTTATTGATATACTAATTTTATGATATACTGAAATGAATATAAATATATTAAGATATATTCAATTATGTTTATAATCATATTAAAAATTATACGAATCTTATATAAAAGAATAATGATACATATTCTCTCATATAGGATTTAAGATACATAATACATAATATAATGATTGAAAAATTAACAAATGAAATAATAAATAAAATATTACACGAGTTTAATAAAGAAGAAAATAAAGAGAAAATCCATAGCCTTATTATTGAGCCAATATTGTATTATATTATTGATAAATTATATCCTTATATATTTGTAACAGCTACTATATTTTTTCTTATATTCATCCTTTTAATACTTATATTTACTATCATATTAAGAAAGAGTAAAGATGGATAATATTTGTTATTTGAGTTTATATAATTAATAACCTTGGTCAAATTTATCACTTGATAAATATTCTGAAAATGGTTTATTTAAAGTAGTATATGTTGGTTTAGCATTTTCCTTTTCTACTTTACCATTATTTAAACATTGTGGTGGAAAAATTGCTGGAAATTGCCATTGTCCTGGTTGAGATAACATACTCCATCCATTTTCATATTTTAATGGTGTTTTAGTAGAAATAATTTTCTGTTGTGCTTTTATCATACTATTTTCTTTTTGAAGTTCATATGATGCTTGGCGGACTTTTTGATCATCTGATATTTGTTGTCTAATTAAATCTAATTCACCTTTAATTTGACGTAATAATTTAGAATCAGTTCTGTCATCTGATATAGCATCTCTTAAATTTTGTATATTACTATCAGCTTCAGCTTTAATTAATGGGTCAAGTTGATGATTTTCAGTTGTTGGTCTTTTTGCCGATTCGAATTTTTCGGTTGTTTCTGTATCATCTTTTTTTTCACTTGATTCATCACTACTGGTTTTGTCTTCGGCTTTGTCTTCGTCTTCTGATTTTTTCTCTTCAGATTCAAATCCTTCATACATTTCTAGTGATTCATACATATTATTGTATTTTGCGATACAGTATAATATAGCGTATATGATAATTGACATAGAAACTATATTAAGTGTGCCATTTGTCAATTTCTTATCTTTTAAAAGATATTCAATTAATACTGATACAGAAATTGATACAATCAAAAGAGTTAAATTAATTTTATGACTTATGGAAAAATACATATTCGTATACTTATATTTACTTATATTATAATACACTATATTATATTTTAAAAATTGATTTATTATATCTTATATAATAGATTGTATTATATTGATATAATTGATTAAGTATATTAATTATTCTAAAATGTCAGCGTGTGTATTTTCCAAAAATACAAATCAAAAACCTTTAGATGAATATGAAAAATTATCTGGTGAAAAATTGCCTAAAGATTTATCAAATAGTTTATTAAATTCACCACATTCTGGTAATACAATTAATTTTGTATTAAATGGTGTTTGGTATGAATATAAACTTAATGATAAAAAATTATCAGAATATTATTTAGTTTCTGATGAAAATGGTAATTTATATCATAAAAAAGGTGATTTAAAATCATCATATCAGATTTTCCGTATTCCTAATACAACTACAACAAATTAATAAAAGGAATACATATTATAATTTTTAAAATAAATCTACAAAAACTTATATATTATATGTTTTATATAGTATATAGGTTTTAGTAGATTTATTTACTTACTCTAATTTTAATAAATGTTTTACATTATAGAAAATAACATCCTTGGTGCGGATATCAATATAATCTTCTATTCTGAAGATAAAATAGAAATCAATGATTTTATTGTTGATTATATGACTAAAAAAAACTGTATACCAATCAGCTCTGGATTAAACATTACAAAAGAAATATATAATAAAGAACCTGGTCTTTATTATCAATATAAATCAAATAATCATCAGTATTCACAGACTAATGAAAATTCTAATGAAGAAGATGATAATAAGATAACGAAAACAAATAATTATGATAGTATAGTTATTTATGAACGTATGTCATCATATTTACCATTTGTTAACTCATATCGTTTAACAAATACATTATACATAAAAGAATACACTCCATCAAAGTCATTAAATAATTATAATGATTCTAATAAATCTATTGAAGAAAAAAAATTAAATTATGCTAAAAACAAAGGACATAACTTATTTGGTCAAATATCAAGTTTTAATGTTAATAGTCTAAAAAGCAATAAAATACGAGATGCTAGTTCTAGTAATACTGATCTAAATACACATAAAAATAAACAACAATGTAAATCATTCTTAGATGAATTAAGAAATAATGTATTATTTAATTCACGTAGAGCTTTAATATGTTATGATAATTCTAGTGAATGGAGCGATTAATGATGAATTGATTATTGAATTTATTGTTTAGTATGTTCAACGATTAATGGTTCATAATATTTTAATAAAACTGCATATATTGCTCCAATTAACGATCCAATAACTGTTTGTTGAATAGTATGACATCCTAGATATATACGACTATACATTATAAGTAATGCTATCAATACGAGAATTGCTGAAATGAAGTATTTATTTGTCATAAACTCTAATTCTGGTGGAAATGTAAAAGGTAATGGTGGAAAAATGTTTTTAGATGAATAATGAGCAAATGGTAAGCAAGATGGATGTATTAATGCAGTTGATTCTGTAGTAGAATTGTCACTACATAAGATTGTTAAAATAATATATGTTACAAATGCTGTTGTTACTTGTGAATGTCCAGATGGCATACCGTAACTTGTTGCTTTTTTACCATTAGCAATTATACCACAATTCATTGCCCCCTTTGGACGAAGACCACTTCCTAAGATTGGATAAGTCTTATCACCCATTAATCCTTTAAATAAAAACTCTTTAAGAAATGGTGTAGTAAATTCACTAAATAATACTAAGATTGCTAACATTACTGATGAGCGATTATAATTTACAAATACATTGATAAGAGTAACTACTGTAATAATTGCTGGAAATGCTCTGGCAATTACTACTGAAAATTTTTTAATAATTACTAAAATGAAATAAAATATTGGTATAAAGAAAATAAAATGCATATTGATTGATTAAATTATATTTATTATGTTAAATAATTTATTATGTTAAATAATTTATTATGTTAAATAATTTATTCTGCTATATGATATGTCTATATTAAAATATATTTTGATATTATATAAACAATTATAATATATTGCGTTTAAAATATAAATATATAAAATAAATTAAGTGTTAATAAATATTAAATATGTCTAATTGTCCATGTAATAATTTATTAAAAATTGACTGCTCTAAGGCTAGTAGTTGTTATTTAACACAATATTTCAAAAAGTGTGAACCTCGTATCTGGCCACTTTGTAGAGATTTAGCTATTGATCGTTTCTGCAAATTAATTAAATACTATCAAAGTAGAATTCGTATAGAAAGAAGAACTAAACAAATACCTGATAAAAATCTTATTGCATATTATAAATGTAAAATTAATGATTTTAAAACTCGTCGTGATGAATGTAAAACTAAAGGTAAGAAAGAAAAATGCTTATTTACTAGAACTGAATTAGGTTGTGGTTATCCTTCTTGTGCTCAAGAAAAAGAACGTGCTTATAAATTATTCTTCTCTCAAAGATGTAATAGTGTTGGTTTACAATATGGTAATACAACAAAACAAGGTAATTATCTTGCTGGAAGAAACTTTCCATATAAAACTTGTAGTAAACAAAAATGTAATACAAATAAATGCGGTTCTTGTTAATTTTTGATTTATGTAAAAATTTTTGATTTATGTAAATTATATATAAATAATATTATATAGATTACTATATAATATTATTTATTTAGTATAATAGAATGAGTAATATATCAGCTAAACATTTTATCATCAATAAGCTATCTAAGAATGGTAAGTTAACTGGTGTAAATAATGGTATAAATAATAGAGTAGGTAATAATAGTTTTAATCAAAATGACATTAAAAATATTAATTATGGATATACTAATACAATACCTAAGTTAGATGTTAATTATAATCGTGTTATTAAAAATAGTAAACCAATACTAAGTAATTTTATGAATGATATTAATAATGATAGATATAATAAATATGTTAAAACTTGTGTTAGTATTGATAGTAAGGATAGATTATCTGGTGAACCAAATGATTATAAAATCTATTTAGGTAAAGAGTTTAATAATGTTACTGAAATAGAACTAGTTAATATTCAATATCCTAATTGTTTTTCTGTTATTAATACAACTAATAATCAAATTTGTTGGAGATATATTACTGAAGATGAAGTATCTGAATATTTAGATTCTGACTGTTATACACAAGAACAAATTGAAGAAATAGAAAATGAATTTGAATTCCCTATGATTGAATTAGATGCTGAAAAAGTATGTATTAAACCCGGTATAAATTACACTATATTTGATTTAGAGAATGAAATAATGAATGCTATGAATTCAGTTGTTCATAAAAGCGGTGAGCCATATGGTGTTGCTGGAACATTGACTTCTTTTTATGTAAATATTGATGTTATTAATGAAAGGGTAATATTTATAAATAGAGTAGAAGACTTTTTAATAAATAGTATTGCTGTTGAAACTAGTCTTGATTTATTCTTTGAATTTAAAAGTAGTGTTTCTAATCCATTTGGTGTAAATCCTGAATTGCCTATTATTTTTACCAATGTATGTAATAATGTAAATGATATTGGTGGTATACCTTTTTCATTAATTAACGAAAAAGAGTTTAAATATGATACTGATATTAAATTTATAAGTCATGGTGGTGGTGTAAATAAATATCAAATATTACTAAAAGATGAAGATGGTGCTGATATAAAAGGAAAATATACTGATTTAGTAAGTGGTGATAAATGTGTCAATGAAACTGGACGAAGAGCTATTGTAGGACAAGGTTTACCATTTGTTTTTGAGGGTGATGTTACTTCAATGCTACATATATTAGGATGGAAATTTACAAAAAATTATAAAGGAAATAATTGTTGTGATGCAGACAATAACAATAATAGTACTTTAACTTGGTCTGCTATACAAGCATCTCCTCTTAGTTTACATACTGGATTAGGTTGTTTAAAACTTGTTAAAATAGGTAATAATGTTAATGCTAAAAAAAATTATGTATTAATACCAGATTCACCTTATATATTTATGAAACTCAAATTTCCATCACTTCCAGATGATAAATTAGGTAATAATATTATTAAGGCAGAGACTATTAATGGTAGTTATGTATTAGATGAAAAGAATTGTAAAGTAGAATATTATAATGATAATTGTAGAAGAAAAGATACTAGTAATTTATTTGCTAAAATTGTATTTGATAATAGTCTAGCTTTAAATATGTCATCAATATATAACGATAATTTTATATGTAATAAAAAAGTATTTTATGACCAAACATTAACTAAATTAGATTTATTAGAAGTAGAGTTTATAGATAGATATGGATATCCAATTACTAATTGTGTAGATAATAATTTTACAATTAAGATTACGGAGAAAATGGAGGTTCTTAAAGAGACATTAATTGATACAAGAACTGGTAGTATTAGTAAAACTGGTTATAATTATTAATAAAAATAATTAATAATAAAAATAATAAAAATAAAAATCATCTATGGTGATTTTTATTTTTATTATTTTTATTATTATTTTAATATCAATATATATATATAGTATATAGACGTTAAATTAAGTAAATAAAATGGACAATACAACTCGTATGATGTTAAATGGAACTCCTGTAATTACAAATTACCCAAATGGTCGTGTAATTGAATTATATAATACACCAAATGCTGATTATAAAACTTTTAGTAATGACAATAATAAAAAAGATAATTTTAAATGTAATGCTGTTAAAAGAATTCAACAAAATACACCATTAAGTAATTTATATTTTTCAAAAAGAAATATGGATATATTACAAGCAAAGATTAGAAAAGGTGTATATGATAGAAGCAATGGTGAGTTTTTGATTGGTGAACAATCTGTTACTGAATTAGAAATTGTTATGAGAGGAATATTTTTACAATATGCTAGATATTCTGGTAATTTAGTAGAGCAAGTTCAACAATTAGATAAAATGGTTGTTGAAGAGACTGTTCCAAAGATTATTTCTAATATTAAACAATATATGGGATATTTACACGATGTTCAACAATTACCTGTCCCATTACCATTACCAAAGAATTTATCAAGTAGTGGTACACGTGTATTAAACTCTGTTACATCTACATTTTAAATGAATAATTTTATTAATTATATATATAGGATTGTATAGATTGTTATTTGTAGAATTAAAATATATAATCAATAAAATAAAATGGCATCAATTGATACAGATACATTAAAAAATATTTTCTTCTGGGGATTTATTATTACAATATTAGCAATTTTAGTTCTTGGTAAATTAACTAGAGATAATGTTATTTTAATTATAATAATTACTATTGTTGTAGTATTATTAGATATTTTATATAGAACATATCAAGAACAAGGTGATAAACAAGATGATCCTAATAAAGATTTCCCATCCGATAGATATATGGATTCTGTTGGTGGTGTATGTCCTGATTATTGGACTGTTAAGGAATATGATCGATTTGGTAATCCAACTTGTCAAAACACATTTGGTATTCAAATAGTTCCAAAAACTAAAAAAAGTGGTAAAACATATCAAAAGTGTTTTGATAAAGATTCAACTGATACTGTAACATTTAAAAAAATAACTTGGCCTATTGATGATGATAAATTACATGGTTCACAACAATGCAAATGGGTAAGAAATTGTGGTCCAGCTGATGGTTCTAGAGCTTCTTGGATCGGTATTGATAGCAAATGTTAGTTACTTTAATTACTTTAGTTTGCTATTTAAATAAATTATTTTATAAATAAATTATTTTATAAATAAATTTTTTATATTTTTATTACTTATTATTAAGTTAGAAGTAATAAAATTATATTTATATAATATTATTATATAGAAATTGATATGCCAAAATTTGGATATATTACAATATTGAGTGGTGATACTCATTCATTTTTAGGGACATTAATATTAGCAGTGTCCTTAATAAAATCTAAAACAAAACACGACTTAATATTATTACATACATTTGGTAAGAGTGTTCCAGAATATAAATTAGATATATTATCTAAGTATTTTACAATTGTTAAAGGTATAAAAAAAGCATCATTATCAGAGCTATTTAAATTTAAAGAATATGATAAATTAATTCATTTAAGTAATGATGTTATTATAAATAAAAATATTGATAATCTATTCATCTCTAAAAATAATAAAGTAAATAATAAATTAAATAATAAAGTAAATAATAAATTAAATAATAAAGTAAAATTACCTTGCACTAGAATTAATTCTGAAGGAGATGTTGATAGTTCGGTTATGATTTATAATCCAAATGATAAAATTACTGGTGAAACTGTATTTACAAATTTACCAAAGAAATATAATTATTATGTTGGTGTTGATTCTAATAATTCTAACTCTTTAAGCAATATTTATGTTATTAATTATGAGAATGTTGTTAGTCCTTGGGTATATGTTACTGATTTAAAAAGAATGAAAGAAGACCCTGAATTAAAAAAGAATTATATATATTACCAGAAATGGATTGACATATTTAAAAAAGAATTCAAAAATTACAGAGATAATTATGATATTAATATTATTTATCCAGATAAACAATTAATAGATATAAATAACTATCTAAAAAGAAAATATAAAAATCTTAAATACATTAAAATGACAAGAGCACAACAGAATAAATTAAATGATAAATTAAATACACCTATTCTCTATTCCAATCGTATTCCTAGTAGAAATTTTACATATAGATATATTATTAATAAAATTGGTTCTGATATATTTATTGGAGGTGGTGTAGTAAGAAATATATTTAATGATGAAGAAATCAATGATGTTGATATTTTTTATACAATCCCTCCAGATGAAATGGAAAAGAAATTAAAGAATATTGGTGGATTAATTTATTATAGAAGTCCAAAATTTAGACATTTCTTTCGAGTTGGTAAAATTGATCATCAAGAATTTGATATGAGTTACATTAATAGAATTGATACTAAAAAGAATTCTATGTCAAATGGATTAATTATTGATTTAGATAAAATGACTGTTATAGATATATATGGTGAAGGTGCTCAAAATGCTACAAAAAAAGTTTGGAGAAAACCAAATAATATCTCAACTAAAAAATGGTTAAAACAAGGTGGTATTGCTAATGTTTTATTAGGTCGAATGATTAAGTTTATTATGATGGGGTATGAAACAATACCAAAAGAAAGAGCAATGATATATAATGAATGGTATTATAATAAAGAAAAAGATGATTATGGTAATTTAATAAAAAAAAAAGGTTTTTTTAAAAAAGATACTGATAAAAAACTTGACTATATTAGAGATGATGTTAATTCATTGAAATTAGATTTCACTGGTGATGATATGGTTAACAAAATAAAAGATGTTATCAATGAAGAAGAATTTGATTAATTTATAGATTTTATTGATTTTTATTGATTTTTATTGAATTTTTAAGTTACAGTAATAATATTGATTTTATATAAATCTATATTGTGACTGATTAAGTAATAATTTATTTACACATATTTTAGTTAATATAAAAAATACATTTTAAAGGTAACTATATGCTAATTATTCAAAAAAGTTCATATATTTAAATAATATTGATTTTAGTTAATTCTAAAATCAATATTATTTAAATATAATCTGACAACTATTTATATAATAGTATTTTGATTAACTATATTAATTAACTATATTGATTAATTTTGTATATTAATTAAAATTAACTTTATTAATGAGGTATATTAATGAATATAAAATGGACAGATAAATATCAACCAAATAGCATAAATGATATTTGTGGATATGATAATGAAATTAAAGTAATTAAAAATTGGATTGAAAACTTCAGTGATTATAAATCTGCTAATAAATCTCTCTTTTTTATACAAAGTAATTGTGGTTTTGGTAAAAGTACTATTGCTGAATTACTATTACACGAGTTTGGATATAATATTATTTATATTAGCGATGATGATATGGATGAATTAGATATTTCTTATAAACTAGAAAAGGCTATTCAATATAGAAATATATTTGATATGTTTAAAGGTGCTGATTGTAATAAAACTGCTGTATTAATTGATGATATTGATAAAATAGCATCAAGAGGTAATACTAAAATAATAAGTAGGTTTTTTAATTTATTAGAAGTTAAAAAATCCAATATTAAAATAACAGTTCCAATATTGTGTACATTTACAAAAACAACTAAAACAATAACTCGCATTAAAAAGGCAAATAGTGGTATTAAATTAAATTTGAGAAAAGAATTAGATATTATCAAAATAATAAAAAAAATAGTAAACACTGAAAATATTAATTGTAGTATTAAAGTTTATAAAAAGCTTACTAAAGAGTGTAAAGGGGATATAAGAATGCTATTAAATATGATTGAGAATATAAAAGATAGTATTGCTGTTAGTGTAAATGATATGAAACTAAAAAATAAAACTGAAAATAAAAATAAAAACAAAAATAAAACTGAAACTGAAAATAAAAATAAAAACAAAAACAAAAATAAAACTGAAACTGAAAATAAAAATAAAAACAAAAACAAAAATAAAACTGAAACTGAAAATAAAAATAAAACTGAAACTGAAAACAAAAAAATAAAAAATAAAGATATTATTGGAATTATAAATAATTACAAAAAGAGAAACTTTGATAATGACTTATTTGAAAGTATGAATAGCATATACACGTTAAATATCAATTCTAATGAAAATAAGGAGAAAATAATAATGCTTATACAGAATGACCAGTTTTTAATACCTTATCTGATATATGAGAATACAATACCAGTCATATTTAATCAGTATAAAAATAAAGTTACTAAAAATAATTCAGAAATATTACAAAAAATCAATAATTGTTATAATGTATTTGACGAATGTAATCAATACTGGAATAAAATATATACAGAACACGAACATGATTTTTCAGATATACTAAACTATATATCTGGTATTAGTATTAATGGTTGTATAAATGATAATTTACATAACTTACATTATATTAGTAAATCAAATTTAGTTTGTGATTATGAAGAGGATGAAACTAAAAAAAATATAATTAATATAAATTACAATTATTCAATGATTCTAAATAAAACATCACTATTACAAAAAAGAAAAAAGAAATATAGAATGTCATCATCTACTGTCAATCAATTAAATATTAGTTCTGAAAATATAAAACTAATAAGTCAATGTTTATATCGTTATATTGAATTTAAAGACTATAAAAGTGTTGCTAATATCATAAAAGAATATAATATCCCATATAAAGAAATTACATCAAAAAATAAAACTAAATATATCTTATCAAGTGTATTATCTGATATGTTTTCAGTTTTAGTTAGTAAAACTAAGAATATTACTAAGAAGATTGAGACTGATATAATAAGATATTTAGATTAATCAAATAATAAAAATAATAAAAATAGAAAAACCCTCTAATGGGTTTTTCTATTTTTATTATTTTTATTATTTAGAATTTAGATATAACAAATAAGAACATAGCCATAACCACTAAGAATAATGGTAATACTTGGACATAATTTGTTGTATTAATTGAAGATGAAGCTTTATCATCAAGATAAGAAATAATATTTCTACCTTTTGTATCTAAATGTGGGAATAACCAATTTAATAATTGTAAAGTAATATAACCAACAATAATTGGAATAATTAAAGCTTTAACAATAGGTGGTAAATTTGGTGCACTTGTATCTAAAATAAATGCTGTACCTAATGAAGCAATTAAAACAATTAAGTATTTGGTATTAAATGTATCTAACCCTACGTCTGACATTATGTTAATAATTTATATTAAATATATTAATCAATATTCTATATATTATTAATAGATAATTATTATTAATAAATTTTATGATATTACTTAAATGAGATAATAAATGAGATAATAAATGAGATAATAAATGAGATAATAAATGAGATAATAACTGAAATAATGAGATAATACTTAATTTGCAAATGCTAAACCAGCCATACCTGACCTTATTCTTAGTATATTATAATTCATAGCAAACAATAACATATTATATTTTAATTTATCACCACCATTTAATGTCTCTACACTATTATCATTATCCTCTGATACAGAAACTTCATTATTAGCATTAGGTGGTTCGCGTAATACTACTTCAAATAACGCTTTATTTACACGTGACATATTAAGTGTTCCAGATGGTTGTTTTAAATCATCAGCATATAAAGCAAATGAATATAAATAAATACCAACACTTCTTGTATCAGCAGTTGGATCATTAGAATGATATTTATATTTCTGTAATGAATCAAAAAAGATTACATCCTTTTCACTCATTCTATCGTGTCCATTTAATAAAAGTTTAGCAGTATACATTATATTATTCTCTAAATCAAAAGCATTAATATCATTAAATGGTGTATTATTAGCATCATCATTATTTACTAATGTCCATAATTCCTCAATAGTTAATCCAGAAGATAATGTTATTGGTCGCAATGCCTTATATTCATTCTGGTCAACTGGACATGCTTTACATTCTACTGGACATGCTTTACATTCTAGATTTTTTAAACAATTAAAACAATCTCTTATATTTCTTATATCTGGTAAATCATCTGGATTAACCAAATTAGTGTAATTTGTCCAATTATTTGTAAGAGAAACATCATCTCTCTGAAATACCCATAATAATTCAGCAATAGGATGTTGTAATTCCAATTTAAGTCGCTCTGTTCCAGAAAGACCACCAAATACTCGTCGTTGGACTTGTTTAATAAGATAACTATGTGATGATTTAGCAAATTTACGTCGTTCATCATCATCTAAATATATATAATTTACATCTAAATAAGCATTCTGACTCCAAACACCTGGGTCAGTTGTTCCATTAACATATCTCCAAAAAATATTTTTATCATCCCAACCACTATCTTCTGGTGCTTCATCACTTAATAATTTTAATAATTCTTCATAATTTGATTTACCTTCACCTGGGGTTGTTGGATTACTAAATAATTTAGCTGGAGATATTGGCGGTTTACCTAATGTAAATATCTCATTTAATGGTCTAAACTCTACTTTAACCGATACTTCGTGATATTGAAGAGCAATTAATGGAAGAAATAATCCAGGTTCTTTACAAAACCAAAATTCTAATGGTAAATAAACTCTTCTCCCACGAATTGATGGATAAACTGGCTGACCAGGTAATGGGTCTTCTAGACCTTGTATACCATTCTGATTAAGTGAACCATAATATGGATATGGTGATGTAAATGGGACAACATCACCAGTCATTCTTTTATATGAAGATATATTGTAAGGTGTTACTTGATTCCATATATTATTCCAAATACCAGTTTGTCTATCTATCACTTGACCACCAATAATTAATTGAACCGATTTAACAAATACATGAGCAATATTTTTGACCCATTTAAAATTATCAACTGTTGATGAAAATATCGCTGGTAAATCAAATACTACATACATATCACCTATTAAATCACCATTTCTTCCAATTTTTGCTGTTAAAATAGTTGTATTCGTCTCATTAAATGAAGGTTTCTTATTAAAATCTTGTCTTATATATTCCATTGAAAAATTAGTGTATCTCTTATAAACCATTTTAAAGAATGTCATTTGAGGATTACCTGTCAGATATAAATCTTGTGCCCCATAGGCAACTAATTGCATTAATCCACCAGCCATTCTATTAGTGTTATGTTAGTATATTATACTCTATATAATATTAACTATATTTATATTTTTATAGTTTTTGGATTTGAATTAGTTTCAGTTTTAGTTTCAGTAAAAGTAAAAAGAGTTCGAGGTATAATATGTGTCACTTGTTTTGATAAAATCCAATTGTAACTAATTTGATATTTAACATATTTCAAATATCTAATATTCTTATCATTTAATTTAATCATTGAATTATATATATCAACTATTTTTTTAATTTGTCTCTTTGTAAGGCGTATATAATCATTGTCTTTTGGATTATCTATCATTAAATGCTCTGTTAAACATAGATTATTATATATATGTGCTAATCTATTTTTATAAATTACTGATGTATTAAAAAAATAAAATGTTTTCATATTTTTTTTAATTTTATATATTGTATTAGTATTATCAATTGTTGGTATTCTAGTAAATGTATAATCAAAATTACCCTTTTTAAACCATATGTAATTAAATTCAGGAGGAACTATGTCCACATAATGCATTGGATTAACCGCATTTGTATTTTTATATAATATGTCTATTAATGTTTTTAATTTAAATGTAGCAACACCACCAGAATACACATCATTGATATACAGATATGCTATATAACAACGTTTGCACCATTTTACTTTTTTTAATTTTTTCTTTTTTTGTTTTACTATTTTACTATCTTTCTTTTTGTAAACTAATATTTTTATTTCTTTATTAATTTTTGATATAACATTTGTATTTATGTTAATAATATGTGATGAGCAAAAATTTTTTTTACACATTATACATTTATGTTTCCAGTTTAATATATTAAATTCTGTTTTACACTCTCCATTTGAGACAAAATTACATTTATTATATGGTATTTGTGGTATTTGTGATACTGCTTTTAATTTATCAGAGTAATATTTATGTATTTGTGAAGCATTTTTTATTGAATAGTATTCATTGTCGCATTCATTGTCGCATTCATTGTCGCATTCATTGTCGCATATATCGTTATTATATGATTTATTATTAGTATAATTTACTTTATTATTTATATTATCATAATACAATTCATCTAATATTTTTTTATACATTAATATTTATTTAAGTTAAAAAATTATTTAAGTTTATTATAAAATTTATTTAAGTTATGTATTTTAGATTTATGTATCACTACATATACAAATAAATTTTATAATAATTGATTAACATAATTAGTTATTCATTAATATATTGTAATATCCGATTAATATTTCATATTATATACACTTTTGTCATAAGTATATCTATTTGGGATTGAATATGTATATGGATTTTGTTCATATTCTTTTTGACTATATTTAATAAGTGATGCACACTTTGGGTTTAATTTATTTGGACAAAGACCATTATCTTGTTGTGTCTTTTGTGGCACTGGTGTTGGGTCAGAATTAGGAATAATACAATCTGTTTGATCAACTGGTCCAGATGGTTCTGGTCTTGGACCAACACTACATGGTGGTATTTCTGATTTTCTAATGTATTTAGACATATCTGGCATTGGTGGTAAATCAGATTTTCTAATATAATCACTCATATTTGGCATAGGTGGTACATCAGATTTTCTAATATAATCCTTCATATCTGGACATACTTTACAAGATGGACATACTGGTGGTGATGGACGTGCTTGACATACATCATTAATGATTAATGCTGGACATGTTTCAATGTAAATATGTTCACATTTTGGACATTTAACCTCTTTTGTTGATTTTTGTGATTTATCTGTGTCTCTTAATCCCCAACCATAATATTGTGATGCACCACTTGATACACTTGAAGATGATGATTTTTTGGATGATGTAAAGAATTTCTCTTTATTTGTTACATCCTTAACATTATTTTTTACATTTTCAACATTTTCAACATTTTCAACATTTTCAACATTTTCAACATTTTCAAAATCTTTTTTATTTTTATTTTCTAAATCTGCTGTACCTTCTGGTAATTCTGTTAGTTTTATATCATTTGTTTTTGCTGTTGGTGTTTCATTTTCCATTCCTTCTTTAATACAATTACCACTATAACAAGTATCTCCAAAAAACAAATTAATAATTATAAAAAAAATAGCTAAATATGTAATTCCTAGTAATAATTTATTCATTATATTAAAAATATTACTATACTTATAATTAATATTATGTATTCTATATATATTTTAAATATAATAATTAGAATATATTATCATATATTTGAAATAAAATATATATAGAATGTATATTTTTAAGAAATTATTGGTTTACGTAAATAAAATTTTGTTGGATTTTCACCACCATGAATTAAACTTAAATAGCTTTTATCTGGTCCTAATTCATTTATAGAACCCACACGACAACCATACCATCCGCAATTTTCATTTTTATTAGAATTTTTTGATTGAGCTAATACTATTCCATCATTATAATTTAAAATATCACCTTTTTTTTTATTACCTCCAATTGGTGGTCTAATATAAAATACTGGTGGATTTTCATTACCATGGGCAAATTTAATAAAACTATTAGATGGACCTTTCTCTTCTAGAGTTGCTACACGACAACCATACCATCCACAATTTGATGTATTTTTATTTTCTGATGTTTGGGCAATAACAACTTTATCACCAAACTTTATTACATCACCATCTTTTTTATTACTACCATCAATTGGTGGTCTAAAATAAAAATAAGATGGATTATTATTACCATGCTTTAACATCATTTTATATGGTTTATTTGAATCCATTTTAGCAACACGACATCCATACCATCCACAACTATCTGTTTTATTAGTTTGTGTTGTTTGTGCTATAACTACTTTATCACCATATTTTATATTCATATCATTTTGCTGAGTTTTTGTTGATTTAATATCTGATTTAATATCTGATTTAATATCTGATATTTTTTTACTTATAATTTCTTTTGTAACATTTGGTAAATTAATTAATTTTTTGTAATCTGTTCTTTTTATACCCATAATTTCATTAAAATCACGATAACTAATAATTCTATCTGAACTTACTTTTTTACATAATGAATCAATATTTGCTGATGCTGTTGTTGAATCACTATTTTTACTATATGGATTTACACATAATGAACTAATGTCTTTACCATCTTTATTATATCTCACTAATTTAATATATGATGCATTTGGATCTTTTGAATTTTTAATTGAATCAGTATTCACTGTATAACCCACTAATTTATCAGTACCATCTCTTTGATTAGCATATAATACATCATCTGTTCCATCGCTGGCATTACCTAATACTAATTCTGCGTCCCATAATGATGGTGATTCTGATAATACTCCATTTTGGTCTCTTTCATATGTTGTAATTGTTCCTTTACCATTCAATAATTCTAATTTTAAGAAATTCTTTTCATTTAATTCTTTTTCTTCAGATGATTTTTGAGTTTGTTGTTGTGTAGAATCTAAATTAATCATATACATATCTTGTGGTGTTGTATTATTATAAATCCATAATCCATTCCAACGTGCATCTCTTAATCCAGGGTTCTTATTTGCTAAAATAGAAACAATATTATCAAATGACTCTTTAACTTCTGTTGTTGTGGTTGCTGTTGTCGTGGTTGAGCTTTCATCTGGTGATGAATCAAACTCTAATTCCCAATTACTCTCTTTTGGCAATGGTTTACATTGAAGATACACTTTACGACTACCCTTTGCTGTAATTGCTCCTAAATATCTTTTATATTTTGTTGTCATAATTGTTCCGTTCGTTGTGTCAATTTGCCATTTCTGATTAGACCCCATTCCATAAGTTGATACAAATAAATTATAGTCTTTATCAGCTGATAAATAGTAATTTGGTACAGATTCATCATCTGGATTAGATACACTACGAATAAAATATTCACATCCTTTACTTTTTGAATCAAATACACCAATTAACTCCCATTTTTGAGCATTATCTCTTTTTCGAGTTCTATTAATAAATACGGTTGATTCTGAATCTGGACTACTAAATCCCAAATAATAATTAGTATTTTTTAATTTTAATGTAAATGGTTGTTTTTGAATAAGTGTATTACAATCAGTTGATGGTGTTAATTTTGGAACTTTTGTATCACAATGATTTAAATCATCTAAACATACACCATCACATAAACCACATTTGTCTTTTTGTTCAAACCCTTCAATTGTATAATTAGAATTATAATTTGTCTTAATCATTGATGAATTTGATGCACCAAGTGCCCAATATCTTAGACTAAATAACAATAATACAATTAAAGATAGTGCTATTAGATATCTTATATTTGTTTTATTCATTGTTAACTTTACTATATGATTTAAAAATAAATTAATTTAATAAAATATTATTATTTTATTAAATTAGATAAATATTTCCATTTTAATGTATTAGATTTTGTTTTGTTTAAATATTCAATATCTTTCTTTTTTAAAAGTATTTGATTTTTACCACCAAACATTTGTCTATTACCATAATTATAAATAGATAAGATTAATCTATATTCTACATTATTATTTGATAATTTTTTTATTTTTTTACTATATTCATCATCTGGTATAATACGGTGATATATACTCTTATTTTTTGATACACGATTAAATGTTTTACGCATTGATTTATAAATAATTTTATAAAATTTATCTTGTTGTATATTACCAGCGTTTGATGCATTAAAATCAATGATTACTGGCTCAAATGTTTTCTTTTTAACATAATATTACCAGGTAAAATGTCAAAATGTTCAAAATCTATATTTTTACTTGCATCTTCATATGCTTTAATTACTTTATGCATTATGTTTTTCCATTTTCTAGGTGATTTAATCATCTTTTTTTCAATTACTTCATCTAGAGGATAACCATCTATGAAATCCATTATATAATATATTTTATCATCTTCTGTAATACCATATTCATTTAATCTAATGAAATTTTTATTTTTTAATGAATTTAATTTTAACATAATTTTAATTTCATTTGTGTATCTTTTTTGAATGGTGATACTTTTATTATATATTTTTTATTATTCTTCTTTGATTTTACCAAATATGGAATACTTTCTGTTTTACCACCAGTTAGTGGTTTTATAATTTTATAATTCTCTGAAATATTCATTTATTTTATTAATAATTATTTAAATTAGTATTAATCTTAACTATATATGATTTAAAAATAAATTATTTTATTAATTCGCAAACTTGCGAATTAAAATATTATTATTTTATTAAATTAACATTTGCCTTCAAACAAATCCCAAATGTCTTGGTTTGGTTTTTTTGGCCAATAGAAATTACCATCTGCTTCGTGTCCACCACCACCCGATGAATGACCTCCTTTTTTAGCAAGTTGTTTAGCTAATTCACCTAAATTTCTACCTTTCTTCCATTTTTGACGATTAAGTCCAATTCTATAAGCATTACTTTTATATTCATATCCCCAAGTTACAGCATAATCAACTGGTTGACCTTTTTTCTCAAAATTAGTTATCATTTGAAGAGCAACTTTCTTAGAAAGACCTGGTGCATTAAAATTAAGAACTGCTACACAATCACCTTGAAACTTCATACGAACAGCATTAATTGCTATCTGATATTTCAAATTTTCAGTTACTTCTGCAAAATAATTACCAATAAATATCCAAAAATCAGTATCACTTTCATCAATTATATCCAATATAACTTGGAGTATTTTTTCTGGATTTTTTTGACGCTCCATATATGGATATTTTACTTTATTTTTAATAACACGATATCCTAATGCTTCAGTGAATAAATATCCCATTGGTGCAAATGGAAGATATAGTTTAGCATCTCCTGAATCAACATACATGACAACTGATGGAACTTTTTTACGAGGATAAAAGAATTTCCAAGTATTTCCAGATACGGCATGTGATGGTCCTTTTTTAGTATTATTCATCATAATTTTATTTGATACAAATGATGTAATTTTATTAGTATTCTTAATTTCTTCATGATCATCAATTATGATTACTGATTTTGCTTGTTTATTAAGCGTATCATATAATTTTTTATTGTATGACATATCTAAATCAAGCACTAATACGTGTTTATCTTTTAAGTCAGTTGGATTACGAACATTTTTTCCTGGTTTTAGAGGCATAAATTTTACATTTTTTCCGTTTTCATTAACAAGAAAATTATAAGCAATCGCGGCGGAAACCATACCATCATGGTTTTCGTCGTGGTAGATTACTGTATCTATATTTTTAATTGCTGACAATCCTACCTTTTTACGAAAATCAGTAATTCCTTTGAATGATGCATCATAATCTTTCTGGGTGTTGTATATTGAGCGACTTTCTGCTTCTGGTCGAACTTTGTGCTTTTTAAGTATTTCCTTTACTAATTTATTGAAATCTATACGATTTACTGATTTATTAGTAGTGGATTTACGTGTATTCTTTTTGTTTTTTAACTTATTATTTTTGCTTTTATTATTGTTTTTACCATTATTGTTTTTGGTATTGTTGGTGTTGTTATTATTATTGTTTACTTTATTATTGTTTTTTCTAGTATTATTATTGTTGTTACTCATTGTATATTAATATCTATACTAAAATGAAATATAATAATTATTGATTTAGTCCATCGTGACTAAATCAATAATTATTATATTTCATTTTACTTCTTTCTACGAATGTCTTTTTTTTAGTTCTCTCTTTTAAAAACTGCTGATATTGCGTTGCTAGTTTTAGACGCTCATTTACTTGCTTTGCTTTTTGGTATCGTGTTTTTTTATATTTCTTTATTACTTCTAAGCGGACTTTCATAATCATCGCTACTTGTGATATTCGTTTATGTGTGTATTTTTTGGATTTATATAATTTTTCCAGTAATTTAATAGTATTTTTAACATCTTTTACGGTTGTGTATTTTATATGGATTGTATCTGATGGATTTCTGTTAGAATAGACATCAAATCCACTATTTTTGCTCTTTTCTGGATTATTCGCGTCGTAAAGATATGATTGTTTCCGCATCTCTATAATAATATATAATAAAAATTATAAAAATGATATTTTCAAAATATTTTATTAGGACTTCATTAAAATAAACTTTAAATTGTAACTCCCAAAATCCAGTTATAATGTCAAAAAAAAATAAAAACGCATTTTGCACATTTTGCAAAAAGAAAAGAAAAAGAAGAAAATATTGCGTTAACTGTAAAAAATATGGACATAATAAAGAAACATGTTTACTTGATGAAGATTGGTGGGTAAACCAATTAAATGATAAAAAAAAGAAGGAGGATATACCAAAAAAATTCACTCTATCATCTAAATCATCTATAAAATATGATGGTATCTATATTTTACATATTCCATTTTCTTTAATAAAACATGAATATATTGTTGGTAAAAACTATATAGAAGAATATACAGATGAATATGGTAATATTCTCGATGAATATTGGAAGGTTAAGAATAAAGATCATGAATTTAAAGAATATATCGATCTAGTATTGGATAAAAAAATAGTCTTGAATAGTGATGAATATTCTAATTACCGATATTTATTATCGGTGATTAATCTCATTAATAATCCACGTATTTTTTATTTTATTTTAAAATATTTTCCAAATATTTTAGAACAAAAAATACGTGTTTTTGGGAATACATACTCGTCAATGTATAACGGTCAATCATTTACTACAAAATTGATTGATTTTCTTAAAAATAAAAAATGTCATCAAATTTATGATGATAATAATTCATCATAATAATTTTATAGATTTTATCAAAAAATCTATAAAAACTAATAAATTATAAATAATAAAAAAAATTATAAAAATGATATTTTCAAAATATTTTATTAGGACTTCATAAAATAATCTTAATTAATATTCAAGTATCCATAAGTAATAATATATTCATTATGAATATTATAAAGAATATTTACGAAATATCTGCGAAAAAAAAAATATTAGAGAGTTATGATATGAAAACTCTTACAGCAGTTGCCCATAATTTGTATATACCAGAAAGTAAAATAAATAAAGAGGAATTGATTAACAATATATTATATAGAAAATATATGGAGTTATTGCTATGTTTAGATAATAATTGTTTTGGTTATATTAGAAAGTATTTGACATATAAGGATGATATCAATCTTATGATAACATGTAAGACCTTAAGAAGGAGAATAATAAATAACAATTATTGGTCTGATTTATATAAGCTTACGAATAGGATTAAAATAAAAAGTAATCCTAACTTTATACCTAAAAAAATAAAACAAATAAATAAATTATTTCAAAATAACGGACATTTAGAAGAGAATAATAAAATTATTACTATTATATTAGTAAATTTATTATCTAAATTCAATTCTTTGTATAAAGTAAAAAAAATAAAGCAAATGTTTATCGTTATAATTAATTTTACTTTACAAAGACAAAAATTCTTAAGAAGTAATATTGATTTTGCAAAAATATTTTATGATAAATTAATTGAATATGAAGATCATTCAATATTAAAAGATGAAATAATAGAAGCAAAGAATAAGTTTCTTAAACTTGGTATATCAATATAAAATGAAATATAATTTTTAATATTTTTATAATATTTATTACGATTTCCTTTGCTAATTTATTGAAATCTATGCGATTTACTGATTTATTAGTAGTGGTATTTCGTGTATTCTTTTTGTTTTTTAACTTATTATTTTTGCTTTTATTATTGTTTACTTTGTTATTATTTTTGGTATTGTTGGTGTTGTTATTATTATTGTTTACTTTATTATTGTTTTTTCTAGTATTATTGTTGTTACTCATTGTATATTAATATCTATACTAAAATGAATATAATAATTATTGATTTAGTCCATCATACTAAATCAATAATTATTATATTTCATTTTACTTCTTTCTACGAATGTCTTTTTTTTAGTTCTCTCTTTTAAAAACTGCTGATATTGCGTTGCTAGTTTTAGGCGTTCATTTACTTTCTTTGCTTTTTGGTATAGTGTTTTTTTATATTTCTTTATTACTTCTAAGCGGACTTTCATAATCATCGCTACTTGTGATATTCGTTTATGTGTGTATTTTTTGGATTTATATAATTTTTCCAGTAATTTAATAGTATTTTTAACATCGTTTACGGTTGTATATTTTATAGGTATTGTATCTGATGGATTTCTGTTAGAATAGACATCAAATCCACTATTTTTGCTCTTTTCTGGATTATTCGCGTCGTAAAGATATGATTGTTTCCGCATCTCTATAATAAAATATAATAAAAATATAAAAATGATTTTTTCAAAATATTTTATTAGAATATTTAATAGAATATTTAATCCCCATGTCTTCTAATAATAAGAAACCGGGTGTTAGCGAAAAGAATCAGGGAAGTAAAGAATATCCTGGTCTAACTAACTCAAATTGTGAGTTAAAAGTTAGCGCGACCTCTATGCCTCGTCCTTCTGGGCATAGCTGTACAAAAAAGCGAAGAAGTGAGTCAAAATATTGGCAACAGAGATGCTATAACTGTCGTATAATTGGACACAATAGCAATAAGTGTATCATTAAAAAAAAATGGTGGGAAAAACAAAAAAAAGATGAAAAAACAAAAATACCAAAAAAAACAAAAACACCATCATTAAAAGACGATGGTTATTATATATGGGATTATATGATTTCACCATATATTGATGGTAAGAAGATAGTGTCTTCTTATTCATGTGATTGGATATATGGTATCATGGATTTTATTGGATCTAGGGATGATGATGGTAAATATTATCAATTGATTCTAAATATTGAGGATGACTCATATGATGATAGATACTTATCATCTGTTGTTCGTCTGATCAATAATCCACGGATTATGTATTTTATCTTAAAATATTTTCCAAATATTTTAGAACAGAAAATATATATCCGGTCATCCTGGAAAGACAGATATTCTGATGAAGCATTATTGGTACAATTTGTAACAAATAAAAGATGTTATAAAATGTATTATGAATATCTGTCTTGGTTGCTAAAATGTATCGCAACCGATAAAATTGGTTGTAAAAATATTGCATCCATCATATCCAAGTTTTTGTAAAGATGATATAGATTGTATATTATCCTTACAAACAATATTATATAATAATTAATCTAAACATAAATAAAATAAATATTATAAGTTGCAAATGTAAATTTTGCAACTTATAATATTTATTTTATTTATATTTATTATAAAGAAAGAGAAAATAATATCAAAATGTTTGATAGAATAAAAAGATTTTTTGCTGAAAACGACATTGTGCTCAAATTCGCTTGTTGTAGAAAATGCCTTGGTAAAGTAGTAGATGAAGATATTGATATGGATGTTGATATTAATAATGACAATAAACCAGATATTAATATCACCGTTGAAGACGGTGTTCTTGAAGTAACCACTATCACCGACGATGGTGTTAAATCAAATGCTAATGGTAAAGATATTGGTGACGTTGTTAAAGATGTATTGGAAAATGCTGACGAAATAGTTGAAGAAGTCATTGATGAAAAAGTTGGTGGTGTTGTAGGTGAAGTATTAAAAGATGTAACTAAAGCCGTTGTTGATGGTGATGACCCAAAAGAAATACTTGATGAACTTGTTGAACACGCTACTGAAATTGCTAAAGATAAATTGGCTGATGAAATCACTGAAACTGACACTAGTGAGGTTGTTATTCACGTTTAATTAATTAATTATAAAAATATTAAAATTAAAATGCACTCAAGTGCATTTTAATTTTAATATTTTTATAATTAATATTAATTTAATTTAATCCATTCTTCTAAGTCTTCATTGTATATAAATGAAACACAGTCATCCTCATTAATTAATAATTCAGATTCAGAGCCTTTATTATATGTGATTCTATATGATTCGCGTGTATATTGTGATATCATCCAATATGATAAACCCAAATCATAGAAAAATCCACCAATATATGTTGTTTTATTATCTGATGTAAATTGTATATCATATATAGTAGATGCTATATTTGGTGGTTGTAATATTGTATCAATACCATTGTTATCAATGCTTTCCCATTTATACCCATTCCATTTTGTTAAAAAGTTTAAATTAGGATTTCCACCAACTTGAGTAAATCTACCACCAACATATGGATTTTCGCAATTTTTTTCAAAAGAAATATTATAAATCCAATTATTAAATTCACCTGTCTGTCCACTAACTGATGTCCAACTTTGTGTTTGTTCATCATATTTAGCTAAATATAATCCTGTAATTCCATCAATATATTCACCAGGAAGTGCATAAGTTCCTATATGAAGTATATTACTTGGTGATAATGAAATAGAGTATGTTCTTGCCTTTGTTTCAACAATTCCTAAAATACTTAATGGAAAATCATATACAGGTAAACCATATGCAGTTAAACCACCAGAAAAAGTAAATGTTGCTTGATTTGCTACAATTAACCGATTAGGAACACCATCAATAGTCCCATAAGCCATTTTAGCGTAAGGATTTATATTACCGATATTATGTATTTCCCAATCTATACCATTAAAATATGCTATATTAGTTGTTGTTTGTCCTCCAATTCCAAAAAAATACCCAGATATATATGGTCCAGAACCGCCTGGTGTAAATAAAATATCCTCAATAAATGGATTAATGATTCCTAATCCTGTAATACCATCACCACCTGGTTTAACAGATGTCCATCCAGAACCATCCCATTTTACTAAATAATTTAAATTAGAGTCACCACCAACTTGAGTAAAAGACCCACCAACATATGGCCCTTCTCCAGTAACTGGATTAAAAGTAATCTTATTAATTCTATTATTAAAATAACCTGGTATGCCAACAGATGTCCAACTAGAACCATCCCATTTTGCTATAAATGGATATTGAACAGTAAACGCACCACCAATATATATATTTTTTTCATCATTTGGATCTAAAGCAATTGATCTAACAGAACTATTAAAAAAATTACCAGGATAAAAACCAATAGATGTCCAACCTTCTGTTGAATCACCAGTTACTGTTTTTACAATTTTTTTATACATTCCATCTTTTTTACCTTCTTCTAAATATCCCTCGCCATTTGTATTAACCCAAGTTAATGATATATCAGATGATATATTTTGACATGTTTCATCAATATTTTCTTCACAATAAACCACATTTTTGACATTTAAACATTTTTTAACATCTAAATCGCATTTTAATGTAGCATCTTTCTTTACATTTAGATTACTTTGTACAACTGTTGTACAAGGATCAGTACTATTTACTGGTTCAAATATTATTGATGATTTACTTCTTCTTGACATTTTATTTGATTAATATTTAAATTAATAATTTAATTAATAATTTAATTAATAATTTAATTAATATATTTTATATATACAATATTTAAATAAAATAAAAATATATTTTACCCCAAAGGGTAAAATATATTTTTATTTTATTTAAATATTATTTTCTTTTATTACAAGGACATCCTCTTTTACGACGTTTTGCTAATTCCAATTTTCTTTTTCTTTGAGCAATTGCCATCTTCCTCAATACAATAGCACGTTGACGCTGTCGCTGTATTTGACGTTGTCGCTGTATTTGGCGTTGTCGCTGTATTTGACGTTGTCGATGTTGTTGTTGCGGTAATGCACGTCTTCGACGACCTGGTCTTCTTCTACGATTTGGTCGTCTTCTTCTACGTCCACGACCACGTCTTCTTTGGTTTCGTCTTCTCATTCTTTGACGTCGTCGTCTTTGTGCGATTATTCTTCGTCTTCTCTCTTCTTTCTGAAAATCCGCTGTTCTATAATTAAATGTTGATGTATTAAAATCAATTTCACTTAAATAGTTTAGTGGATCTGTGCAACATATCTGTGGTATTTGAGTGAAACTCCTTTTTTTAAGATATTCCCTTATTTCTTTAATTAATACATATAATCTCATTTTATAATTGTGTTTTTCTGTAATAGTTAAAAAACTAGTTGTTAAAGCACCACTCCATTCACCAGAATTATCAATACTAAATGCATCCGCCGATGTTTGTGAATCTTTACACCCACTTACTGTAACTATATTACTTGCTAAATTAACTGATGATCTATTTTCACGATAATTCTGTTTTGTCCCAATATAACGAAATCTCAAATCTAATACACTTGAACTATGACAACAATCAAATAAACCAAATACTTGGACTGTGCTAGGAAATTTCTTGAAAATACCATTTAATTGGTCATCACTAATTACACCACCAGATTGATAATCCATTGGAATCAATAATTCATCGCGATTATCTCTTTCATCACCATTTCTGTCATAGTCATAACTACCGTGCCCGGAATAACTTACAAATACACGATTCACTTGACTATCTTCAGCAGTTGTTGCTGTAACTAATTTATTCAATTCACTTATGATATTTGCCTTAGTAGGTTGTGTAAAACCATCTTCTTCTTTTACCATTGTAATATTCTCTGGTAGATATCCTAATTTGGTTGTTAAAACTTCATAAATGTTATTACAATCATTAACACAACCGGCCAATTCAGCACTAGTGCCTTTGTAATTAATACCAATTAATAATGCTCGTTTATTTGACATTTTTGTATTTTATATTTATATTTATTTTGTATTTTCTTAATTATATTAATATTTATTTGTTTGTGTTTGTATATAATAATATGATATTTTGATTTATAATTAATTTTTAGTATTATCTCTTCTCATTTGAGAAATATGATTGATAATAGCTTTATTTGCTAAAGCATCTGCTTCAGAGTTAAATACTCTTTTAATATATTGAAATGAGACTAATTCCATTTTATTTTCAATCTTTTTAGCAGTTTGATATAATGGTTTTAATTTAGGAGATTTTACATCCCATTCTTCATTCATTTGATTAATTACTAATTTACTATCACCATAAACAGTAATTTTACGAAATTCTCTTTTGAGACATTCTTTTAAACCAATGATTAAACCACAATATTCGGCTTGATTATTTGTATGATCATCACCAACAAATCTAAATACTTCAAAGATTTTTGTCTTTTCATTTTGATAACATTGAAATAATACAGCACCTGCACCAGATAAACCAGGATTACCTCTTGATGCACCATCAAAATAAAGTTGGTATATGTATTTCTTTTCTTCATTTAATAGATTATCTAATGCATTACTAGCACCATCAATATCATTAAACGAAACAGATTTACCAGTTTTATTATTGGTAATTGTAAAATTATACATTCTCTAAAATTAAAAAATATAATAATTATCAGTTCACTATGTGAACTGATAATTATTATATTTTTTAATTTTAATCATTTTTACAAAGAGCAGATTTTAGAGTCATCGCAATTAAATTGATCTTCGTATGGTGGAAATTTAATAGAAGTTAAAGCCACCCATAAACAATCATCTTGTTGACAAGTTGATTCATCTACGGTTAGTGTTTTTGAGTTAAATGTCTTTTTAGTGCCCTCTTTTTCAGCACCAGTATCTTTATCAACAAATTCATCACAACATTTACCAGCATTTTGGGTAAATGATAATTCGTGAGAACCATCCATTTTATTAGTAATTTCAAAGTCAGATGCTACATTTAAACGTGTTTTACCAGATGAACCAACAACATCACGAATCCAAGCAAAACATTCAGATGGGTCTTCCCAAGTGAAAGTTAAAGTTTGAACTGGTTTAACTTTTCTTAATACTTCTTCTGTTAGAATATCACCTTTTTTACTTACAGCAACACTCAATTTTTTACCACTAACAGTTACATCTTTTTTAGAAAATTCATATTTTAATGGCTCTGCTTCTAATTGACTTGTTTTCCAGAATGAAATAGTCGCAGCGTAACTCTTCATTGGGTCAATTGGTGTATTTTTAGAGCAAGATTTGTCTTGTGTTGTTTTAGATTTGTCTCCGTCACCATTTTCCATTCCTTCAAACATTGAACGACGACGCATTAAGTAATCCAATATGAATGATGTAACGGATACAATAACTAAAACAATAATTAATCTTCTAAGTAAATCTTTTTTCATTTTAGATATAGATATATGATATGTTAATTAATACTTAACTTATATAATAATTAAATAAAATAAAAATAGAATTTGCCCCAGAGGGCAAATTCTATTTTTATTTTATTTAATTATTAATATAGTATAAAGTAAAGTAGTAAGATGTCTAATTGCTCATATCTTACACGTCTCAGTCGAAAGGTTAATTCCAAGACTAAATACGTAAAAAAACTATTACCCTGTGATGGTAATTCTGTAATAGGTGGACCAAATAATCGTTTTTCTAAAATATATGTTGATCAAGCACATATTAGTAATAGTAGTATTCATTTTAATAATGGTGTTTCATTGCGAACAGATGAAAATTGTAATTTATTGGCTAAAGATATAGAAGGAAATGAATTTATTATACCAACCACCTCGTATTTAGACGAAATGAATCAAAGTGTAAGAGAACAAAAGTTAAAATCAGATTTAGAAGTAAAATATTCATCATTGAAAATATATTTCACTAATCTCAAAAATAGTTATTTAGGAGATAGTGAAAATAAAGTCACTGAATTATCAAATACCAACTTTAAAATGGGAACATATGTCATTGATACACCTGGATTATACAGACTTACTGAAGATATCGTATTTAATCCAAATAATTTAGCTTTTCTTAACTCAACCGAAGATAGTGATGCTATTACTCTTCGTAGTGCAAATGGTTTATCATTACCCGTAACAGCATATAATACTGGTGATGTATTACCATCTCAATTTAGTCAATATGACCCTAGTGCCTTTGGATTAGGATTCTTCTGTGCTATTTCTATTAAAGTGGAAAATGTTATTATTGATTTAAATGGTTATACTATTAGTCAAAGTCCAGAGCACGCCCTACAACAGCGATTTTTCTCCGTTTTTGAGTTAGCTGACCAACCATTTATTCCAACTCAAGGGCCTCATTCATTTGGACCATCAATTGAATCCGCTACAAACTGCTATATTCATAATGGGACAATTGGGTTATCATCTCATCACGGTATTCACGGCAATGAAAACAAGAATATTATGTTAGAAGACGTCAATTTTAGAGACTATGAAGTCGCCGCGTGTTCTCTCAATAAAGTTGAAGGATTATATTGTAAGAATGTACATGGATTACGTAATAGACAAGATATTCCAGTTCTTGGTATTTGGTCATCTGCACGTTTCATTAGACCATACATAAACGCATTATTAAGTGGTGGATGGACTGGTACAATAAATGGTAAAGATATTTCTACAATTCATGGGGCACTTAAAGGTGCAATTGAAAATGTATATGACCAAGTTCTAGTTTCTGCTACTTGGGGTAGTAGTGGTGGTTCTAGTGAATATAAACTATTTGGTAATGCTACTGGATTAATTGATGGTAATAGTTATGGCTTTTTAGTGAATACTGGTGGTGTTGCTGTTATGGGTTTTCCAGATAGTCGTCTAACAGCATCTAAGGATATTTACTTTAATAATGTTACAGTTTCTAATCAATTAGCAAATATTAATGAAATACCAGCATTAGCATTATCTGTAGTTGATAATGAAGAAGATGAAAATAAGCATATGAAAGACCCAGTTGGTTCAGTATTTCAAACTGTTAATAGAGAAGGACAATCTAGTGACGGAGCGTATTTAACTATTAACAATGATAATACATATAAAGGTAATGTTGTTTCAGATGCTCAATTAGCGGTTGTTAAGGCAATTGTTGATGGTTTTAATTTTGGTCATTTAAGCACTACACGAAACTCAATTGATTCTAGTATTGTTGATTGGGCAAATGGTCAAACTACTTGGGACAGTCTTAATATTAAGTATTTAGGGAATGGTGATTCTATGTTTCACGTGAATAAAGGTGTTGTTATCTTTAAAATGGATGCTTCTGAAAATGTGTATATGGAAAATTGCCATTGTTATTTAGTGAAGAATACTGGTTTAATGGGCTCTAATTTAGCGAATGATAATGTGGCTTATAAGAATAAAATGGGTATTTCACACCCTAACGCAACCTATTACGGATATGGTGGATCAAATGTGCGTGGTTATTCATTTTCCACCACTAAGAATACATATGTTTATCAGTGCTCTGTGCGTGATATAGAGTCATCATATGGTTACGTATATGGATATGATGTTCATAGAAACTCAGTTGATGCTACAATTGAGGAGGCGGAAGTAATGAAGTTAGTTAGTGGAAGTGATGCGAAAATAGATGATTATAATAATAATCCGACACCTTTGCCTATTTCAGTTGGATTTCACGTTGAGCGATTAGCGTCAAATGTTGAAATAATAAAGCCATCCGTAACGGAATTGACTAGTGCTTACAATACATATGAATGTTTAAAGGAAAATAGTTAATTTTTCTGTATACGGCAATGTATGATGTATTGTATTATAATAAAAATGATTTATTTGGAATTTAGTGGAATTTTGGTATCATATTATTTTAATATATTTTATATTAAAATGAGTGAAGAATTTGAAAATGCTATTCCAAATATATTATCAGAATATAATTGGGATACTTTTATCTCTGCGATAAAATATATGAATTCGCATTGGAGTTTTTGGGATGATAAAAATTATTATTTATTATCCAATTTCATACATAAATTTGGATACACTAAAGAACTTCTTATGAGCTTTATTAATAAAGCACATCAAGAAGAAAACATTTCATACCAGAAATGTTTAGATGATATATTATCATCTGTCTTAAATAAATCGGCAAGATATTCAAATGAATGTGATTCTCTTAATGAAATTTTTCCTGTCATTTATTTTCTTCTTGATAAAGGTGCTAATTTTCCAGATAGTAAATTACTGGAAAAAAGGTATAAAGATGAGAAGAAATACGGATTGGAAGATGAAATTTATGATTATCGTATTCGTGGGATTTTAATTGATGAATTTTATCGTTATTTACCTAATATTGGCAATTATTATGATTGGGATTCAATCACACCTTGTTATTGGGAATTTGCAGAAGAAGACATTGAAATATCTAGACTTAGACATTTAATGTTTTGTAGTAAATATCTTCAAAACAAATATATGAATAAACAAAAACTTCTTGATGAAAATCATAAGTTGAAAATTCAGTTAGAAGAAATCTCTAATCAACAAAAAAATTATCAACAAAAAAATTTAAAAGATATAAAGGTATATTGTAAAAAATTACAAGAAGAAAATGCACAATTACGTATTTTTCATTGTAGTGATTGTAGACCTTGTTTAGCATCTATTCGTCATAAATATGATTGTGAAAAATGTAAAATATGTAAATCATGTGATAAAATTACAATTGTATCATATAGTGATGAAGAAGATGAATAAAATTAATAAAATAAAGCCATCCGTAACGGAATTGACTAGTGCTTACAATACATATGAATGTTTAAAGGAAAATAGTTAATTTTTCTGTATACGGCGATGTATGATGTATTGTATTATAATAAAAATGATTTATTTGGAATTTAGTGGAATTTTGGTATCATATTATACAAATTATTGATTTTTAATATTATATTATTTTTTGTAGTATTAAAAATGAGTGATAGAAAAGAAAACTATTCCGAGTTTTTAAATCAGTTGTGTGATGAGATTGGTAATAAATCATTTAAGGCATATATTTCAATAAGATATTCAAAAAAAATAAAGAAATCATTATGGAAGAAATATGTAGTAAATGGTATTCCAATTCCAGATAATGTTTTATATAACCATTATCCATCATCATCATACAAAAATCATATGTATGCACGTATGAATGTGTTGAATGCACAATCATCTGTCAATTCACAAAGAGAGCTCCTTATGAAAATGGTGAATTGTTTAAATACCATGTATGGTAAAGAACAAATTGAATCAAATGATGAAAATACTATTATTCATAATGGTTCTGCATATAAAAATTCAAAGAATTGGGAAAATACATTACTTGAGTTTACTGGAGGTTGCAAAAATGTTATTAAATCATCGAAAACTAATAAAAAAGTATTAATCTTTTATAGTGTCGATAGATTTTTTAGAAATTTCAAAATCGGTCGAAAAATTGCTAAACGATTAACAGATCGAGGTATTGTATTGGTTTTTTTAGAAAATCATTTGATAATTAATTCAAATGATATGAAAAAAAACACACAAAGATATACCATATTTGAAGATTGTCTTCGAATGGCGCAATATTATTCTGACGAAATTTCTCGTAAAATACTTCAAAGAAATAAAGCTAAAAGAAATGAAGAAGCAAAACCTAAAGCCGAAGCAAAGCCTAAAGCTAAAGGCCTAAAAAGAAAAACACCATCAATGTCACTTGATGATGTAAATATGGTTAATAAGTTGTCTGTATGTAATATGACAATTAATCAATTGTTGAGATATAATGAATCACGAACGGATGATTTTAAATGTAAATCATGTCAACATCCTGTTGGTGATCACAATAATCAACAAAATAATTATGATATTACCAATAAAACAAAATCATATAATCAAAATAAAAAGAATTTTAATTATGATTCTGGTGATGATTTAATGGATAAATATGATAAAGATTCATCTGATGTTGATGATGTAACAAATGATTTGTCAAAACTTAATATTAATACTAAGAAAAGTATCAATACTAAGAAAATAAAAACATCATATGGATATTTTACAGGTTCAAATTACCATGGTAATTTGAACTATAGTAAACGATATATACATACAAATGTAAACGAAGTAAATATCGTTAATCATAAACGGGTGCATAGCAACCCATCAAATAAATAAAATTTTTTATAAAACACGAAAAATATAAATGCATTAATTGAATTAACATTTAATAATATAATACACCATTTACGTGTGCCTCTAAATACTTAATAAATGGAAATATTTCTTGATAATATATATAATATTTATTATCATTAAATCGCTTGATAGTAATATTATACAAGGTTATTAGACATCTAATTTCACTTGTATATATTACTCTTACATCTTCATTTCTATTTTTTTCTTTATCAAAAATAAAAAATATTTTATATAAAATACTTTCTGTATCTTTATTTTCATATGATAAGATTCTATTTTTAATATTATCGTATAATTCTTCGTAAATTATTTTATATTGATTTGATCTTTTTTCTATTTCTTCAGTAGATTCGCAAATTAATTTAGGTATATATAATTTTGCATCAGTATAGATTTCATCTATATCAGCATAATTTTCAAAACCCATTGATAATGAAAATAAAATCTTTAAATATCTTAGAGCTTTGTGTGATAAAGTAAATCTAGAATTAGGTTTATTTGGTGACGTAAAGATAGTCATTTTTATATTTAAATAACTAAGTATATTTATTTTTCACTTAATAATTAAATGAATCATTTTTATAACAAAAATGATTTTGTTTGCTTATTTTTGAGATGTTTAATAAGTATGATTAAATATATCAATATGTCTCTAGAAAAGAAAAATCTTAAAGAAAATAAAGAAGATAGTGGATTAAATCCAAATTATGGAGAATGTAAATGGTGTAATAAAGCAATTACAAAGGATACATATAAGCCAATGTCTATAAAACCTAAAGGTAGAAAATCATATACTGTAAAAGTATTTTGTAAAGATTGTCAAGATCACCTTTATCCATGTCGAAACAATTGTGGGAAAGATCTAACACTTGCGGGATACATTAAAGGTCATCACCCAAATTTATGTAACCGAATATATAGAGAATCACACCCACACACGGATATACATGAGAAAATATCTGAATTAAAAGACGAGATAGAGGAATTAAAAGATAAGTTAGAAGATATGACTGCTTCTCGAAATAAATACCAAAAAAAAGCTGAAAATATTTTACATGAATTAAATTATTTGCGAAAAAGAGCTGCTGAAAATATTATTACACCACAATTAAAACATTTTGTCGATGATTTGATACGTGAAAATGTAAAAAATCGTTTGATATATAATTGTAATGATTGTAAACCTTGTATAGAATATTATTCACATAAACATACATGTCAAAAATGTAAATTATGTAAAAAATGTGATAATAAAGTCATCATTTATGATGATAGTATCGAAATAAATTTTTCTAATGAACCTACTATTAATGAAATCATTAATAGGTTATGAAAAATAATTTATAAATTTTGTAAAAAAGTATTTAGTATTAGTATTTAAATAGATAAATATATACTAAATTAGTTGAAAAATGTCCAATATAGTATCTAATTCAAGAAAACCCAAATGCCTATTTATTAAAAAAGATGGTAAGCAATGTACAAATCAACAAAAAACTGGGAATTACTGTGGTACTCATATAAAATATGTGAAATTAGGGGTAAAACACGAAAATAGATGTAATTATTGCGGAAAAATTAATGATAGACGAGAAAATAACAATAAAAAATATAATATATGTAGAATATGTCAAAATAAAAGAAATATTAAAGCAAAGGAAAAAAGAAAAATTAATAAAATGAATAAAATTAATAAACTAATGACGCCACTTAAATTAGATGAATGTAAAATATCACCTTATTACTTAGCTGGTTTTTTTGACGGAGATGGTAGTATATGTATTACTCAAGGATTATCACTGCAAATTCAGTTTAGTCAATGTGTCCCTAATATCTTGAATAAAATACAAGATATATTTGTAGGAGGCACGCTACATAAAAGAGAAGCTAAAAATGAGAATTGCCGTGATGAGTATTCATTGAGATATTGTGGTATAAAATGTGAAGAAATTCTAAAATATTTAGACATTGGATCAATTATGAAATGGGAACAAATACAAATCGCTAAACAATTCATTTATATGAATAATTTACGAGAATTAGAAAATACAAAAATAGATTTAAGAGAAAAAATGAGGAAATTAAATAAAAGTTATAAGAAAACTCATAATAAACCATATAGTAAGATTAATTGGGAATACATTGCTGGAATATTTGACGCGGAAGGGTGTATTTATATGAAGAAACACCAAAAGAAAAATAGCAGTGAGTTTAGGCATAAGTTTGGATATATCAAAATAACTCAGACTAATGATTATAAATTACTGGAAAAAATAAGGGAATATGTTGGACATGGTAGAACAAATGATAAAATCAGTTGGAAGACGGAGAGAATAGATTTTGCTAAATGGGATTTGAAGAAAATATATCCCTTACTAATTGTTAAGCAAAAACAAGCAGAGTGTTGTCTTGAGTTTTTTGATTGTGAAGATGAAAATAGAAAAAAAGAACTATTTGATATTATAAAGAATGACAAGCATCGCAAAGATAGTGTAGATTAATTGATTTTTTAAATTAAATATTAAATTTTTAAATTAAATATTAAAAATTTAATATTTAATTTAAAATTATAGTTTGAAAATTAGTGAATAACACATAATAAAGTAAATACTTTGAATAAATGTTGAATACACTTAGTTTGAGAATGCAAGACCTCCCCGGGGTCTAATCCTATACTTTTCAATATAGGCCGGACTATCCCTTAAGGTTTCATAGAAGTTAATTAGACTTCTCGACCCTAATCCATTATAGTCTCTGAACCTTCTCCATATCCTTATTATAGCGGACGTAGGAGCTTGGCTGCGGATTATCCATTGTACATTTCTAACCTTATTACCATTGGATTCGATCGTTAATCGAGTTCCTTCTATAAGTTTCCAAATAGAAGTGGTAGTTAGAACTTTAGGATGTTCCTGCAATTTAGGATTATCGCAAGCACTTAGCTTACTAACTAATCTGTTTTTCCATTGAGATAGTCAATAGCAGATTAATTCTTTGGTACAGGAGATCAATACATTTGATAAATAATTTATTGATAAACAATTTATCATGATATATTGCATAATTATACCAGACATAATACGTAATACGTTGTAGTTAACAGCGTATACACGAGTTTTAGAACCTAAAGCAGCTTTGTTGGTGAATTGAATTTGAAGACAAGCTTTATCAATTCTGCTGAAGTTACAAGTACCAGATGGTTGATGTTCTTCTGGTTTTAATGCAAAAGAATATACGTTGATACCAGTAGCTGGAACGTTGGTGTGATGTTGATAAGGTTGAACTAAGTTAAAGTATGAACCTAAACGTTCTTGGAATCGGTCATGTCCGTTCAATTGTAATTTAGCACGAACAGTTGGATTTCTACCAGCGTTTCTTGGACCTAAACCAGCATGATCAGAACCACGTGAAGCATCAGTTCTATCAGAAAAGTTGGTTGGTACATTGTTAGCACATGAGTTGATGTTGCTACATGGTGAAGTACAATCACATGGACCACTTGAGAAGTCACCTGGGAAGTTAGCACCAGTACTTAATAATGCTTCAATTTCAGAAGTAGTACGAGAATCATTACCTAATACACTACCAGAAACTTTAACATATGGGAATGAAGATGAATGATAACCAGCTTCAACATTTGTGTTTAACATTTGTCGTACAGTTGGATTACCTGTTGTTTCTAAACAACCATTACCCCAGCCTAAGCCACCATTAGCCCAAGCACCATCTACATCATAGTCATCAGTGTAGTTAGTCCATTGGTTAGCATTACGTTGAGTAACAGCATCTCTTTGGGTAACCCAGATAATTTCTTTAGTTGGATGATTAAAGTTTAAGTTAATCTTAGCAGTAGTGTTAGTAATTGATTCATCACCAGTGAATTGTAATTGTTCAATCAAGTATTCATGTGAAACTTGAGCAAAACGTCTACGTTCATCAGTATCTAAATAGATGTAATCTACAAATAAGGTAGCAGATTGGAAGTCACCTACACATACAGAATCATCATATGATACACCACAAGTTGGAGCTAATCCACCACAACTTGAACCTTCACATGATCCAGTACAACCATCACCAGCAGCAACATAACAATCTTGTTTTTGTCTGAATTCAATGATGATTTTCACTTCATGATATTGTAAAGCGATTAATGGTAAAGCTAAACCTGGGTTTCTACAGAACCAAAATTGTAATGGAACATATAAAGTAGTTGCTTCAGTAACATTTAATCCTGAACCAGTTAAAGCAGCAGTGTTACCAACCATATTGTCATAACCTACTTGATGACCAGGTTCTTGAGTTAATTCATTCCAGATGTTTAACCAATCACCATAGTGTTTATCGATACGTTGACCACCAATTTCAACTTCAACAGATTTGATCAAAGCATGACCAACATAGTTGACCCAACGGAAACAGTTGGAAGTAGAACCACCACATTCAACACGTGGAAGAGTTACTTGTAAATATACACGATGGATTAAATCACCATTACGTGAGATGGTAGCAGTTACACGTTTACCCCATGTAGCAGAACCATTGAAAACTTGTTCAATTGCTTCCATAGCAAAGTTAGTATGACGTCTGTATACTACTTTGAAGAAAGTAACTTGCGGATTCGCAGTTAAATAGATATCTTGTGCGCCATAAGCGACTAATTGCATTAAACCTCCACCCATTGTGATAAATTTGTTGTTTGTTTTATTTGTTGTATATAATACTACAAGAAAAAAAATTTCGATTTTAACGTAAATTAAAATTAAATAAATTAAATTATCAAAAACACAATATTGTGTTTTTGATAATTTAATTTATTTAATTTTAATTTTTAATGATTGTATCAATGCCATTATATTTCTTTTAATTGATCAATATCAGCACTTCGTCTTATAAACTCCTTCAAATAATTATCCAACTTAAAATTGCGTATAATCTTTTTCTTAGGTTTTTTAAATTCATACTTATTTTCCTTAATTTTTCTTACTGTCCACCCAGAGTTAATAGCATTATATATAAATATCATCTTCTGTATTGTTACCATATTTAATTGATTAATACCTTCTCCAATTTCATTTAATTCATTTTCACTTACTGTTTCAGTAATAGATGTGTTTAATTCTGTTTCATCCATTTTAATATTTATAGATATAAAATATTTAATTAATTAAATCAAATGATACTTGATGATTTATCATATACTATATATATTATTGTTTAATGTGCGTTTTATACGAAATTAAACTAATTTAAAGAAAAATTATATAAAGAATAGTCAAATATTATATAGATATAATAATCTTCTGTTATCAATTGAGATTATTTTATATTTATTCTAATTTAATTCTGATAAATATTAAATAAATATTATATTTTAAAATCTTACTTAACTAATTATAATTTAATAAACTTGTCTGTCTAGGTAAAGCCAACCGATATTGACTGACAATTTATATTTAGTATATGCAAAGGTTTAAAGTAAAAAATACAAAAAAAGTAGAAAAAGATAAAAGAGTAACAATTGATGCGAAACATAAGAGTGTTATAAAAGACATTGATTCAAATAGTAATAACATAAATAAATTAAATAAGCAAATAGATAAACTTAGAGATAAACAAGCAAAATACACAATTAGAGATAATGAATATCATAAAATTGAGGATGATATTATAGATATTAAAGAGCAAATTAAGAGATTAGATTATAATAAAAATGAGTATTTCATAGATAATGGGAGAACATTATATGGTTATTATAAAGCATCTAATGATAGAGGTATTAATAAAAAGAGTCATAATAATAGTGATAGACGCGTTGGTATTAGTGATGATAATGAAATGCAACATCGTCATCAAGACATAAAAGATATGTTATCTTCAAAAAATAAAAATAATAAAAAGGGTATTTTTATGTATTTTAATATGGGTTGTAATACAAATAATATTGCTTCATCTAGTGTTGGGGACAGAGATGATGGTTATAATAATGGCGATAGTGTTGGTGATGATAATAGTGAAGACGAGAATGATGGTGGTGATGGTATAATTGATTTAAAAAAAGAGTTAGAAAAATTATCATTTGATGACCAAACAACGATTATTCGTTCATATATGAATAGAATTAATCCAGAAAAATATGAAATGTCTAAAACAAATAGTGTTGAATATAATATGTCTCTTTGTCAAGATTGTAATGTTGAGTTTATCCTTGGAGAGATGCAAGAGTATTATGTTTGTCCTAAGTGTGGACAAATTAAGAATACAGTCTTAGATAGTGATATTCCTTCTAATGTTAAAACATCAGAGGTGTCAACATTTTCATATCAACGACTTCATCATTTTAAGGATTGTCTAGCACAATTCCAAGCCAAAGAATCAACTAATATACCACAAGATATTATTGATAAGATTAAGGCTGAATTGACGAAATATAGAATAACTGATTATAATCGATTAACACCTAAACTATTACGTAAATTTCTTAAGAAATTGAAGTTAAGTAGTTACTATGAGCATATACCGCATATTATATATAGGATTTCTGGGAGACCAGCACCTAAGATACCGGCACATGTTGAAGAGAGATTGCTTAAAATGTTTTTACAAGCAGAGGAGATATTTATGGAATTACTTAGTAATAAAACATTGGCAAAATTGGGTATAAAAAATAGAAAAAACATTATGCGATACACATTTATGTTTTATAAATTATTTGAATTGGAGGGAATGTATGAATTCCTTGACTATTTAATTCTTCTCAAATGTAGAAAGAAACTGTATAAACAGGATCAGATTTGGAAGGAAATATGTATGCGTGCTGGATGGCAGTTTAAACCAACTGATTGGGCACGGGTATAGATAAATATAAAAATAAATAGTTTTCTATTTGCCCATAAGTGGCAAATAGAAAACTATTTATTTTTATATTTATTATAATTTATTATAATTTTATTTATTGTAAGATTCTACTTTTCCAATTAGTCTATGTTGTATGACTAATTTTTCATAGTATATTTTATTCTTACCTTTAACAAAAGAAACTTTCTCTTTTGTCAAAATATTTTGCATAATAGTCACCGTAGCATTAATTTTACGATGAGTTGATGATGTTGTAGATTTATTACCACCAGATTTATATTTTTTTTCTAATGATTTTGGAGTTTTTTTCTTAGAAACAACCGACTTATTACTGGTTTTAGAATTACCAGTTTTTGATTTTTCTTGATATGTTAATTGTCGACTACAACCTCTTCGTGACTTAAGTTCATTTTTATGAATCTGAATATATTGTTCAGCCATTTTTATACGATTTTTAAGTTCTTCAATCGTCATTTTTTTAGATTTAAGTATTACATTATTACTTGCGTCACTTGATATTTCATTACCCATTTTGATAGAATAGAATTAAAATAAAATATAATTTAAAATACAATAAATCTACTTTCTTTACGATTATGGTGTGTATAAACACCATAATCGTAAAATTATCAATTAAATCACTTTTAATTTTGTTTAATATTTAGGAAAATATTTACTTAAAAACCAATATCCCCAATATCTGCATCAATTTGGAATACATCAATATCGCTACGTTTACTCATTTTTCTCATTTTACTCTTATATCCAGATATCAAATCTGATGGTGATTTACCTACACCCAAAAGTGCATTAATCATCATAATTGTTGCTGGAATTAAAGGAACATTCCATTTAGAACCGGATGTTGATTTTATAGAATCACCAAACAACATTTTTGGAATATAATCTAAAATACCGGCTTTTTGGAGAATAATAGCGAAAAATTCGAATACGCCAGCCGTTTCACCTTCAGTCCAAGGAGATGGAATAGATAACCATAATTGTGTACCAATTAAAAATGCCATATAGAATATAGAACTATATCTAAATAATGGTTTATAGAATAATCCAATAAACATTAATATTGCAAAAAAACTAAATGATATAATAAATAACCATTTATATGATATATCTTGTTGACCTTTTATATTTAAAAATAATGCTCCAATTATAATTGATGCAATATTATATCCAAATATAGGAAGAATAGAATGAAAGGAATATATTAATGAAATTATAAATAATATAATCATTGTTATCAATGAATACCATCCTAATATTTCCCAAGAAATATCTTCTAAATAAAATAAAATACTTGATGTAACAACAATCATTAGAATAAACCCTAACCACATATTTCTATTACCTGCTAATTTCTGGATATATTCTTTGTACGTACCTGTTGCTCTTACAATAATGAATAAACTCATCAATGCCATAATAAAATCTAATACCGTAAGAGTAGTTTTAGTATCAAAAAATGTCTTAGGTGATTGAAACGAATGAGGACGTGGATTAGTAGTATTAGAACCTTCACATAATAATTTCATAATTTCATATCTTACTTTTTCATTTACATTATTTTCTTCTAAATATTCATTAATTCCTCCAGTACCCCATAATCCATATTTTCTATATTTTACCCATAATCTTTCACCTCCTAATTTCGCCCAATTATAGGTTGTTAAGTAATCACATTCACATCTGTATTTATTTATTTTTGAATCCTTAATTGGTTTAAGATGTTTTACGATATTTGTATATTTATATTCTTTATATGATGATCCTGGAACATTATGTTTATTATCATTACTGTAATAAAATGCACTATTTGGTAATTTACATCCATTTACGTCATATTTACTACATTTTTTATCACTTGATCTTTTTTTATTTGTTGTTATTTTTGCTGATGCTATCACATATAAATTAGAACACGAACCATCATCTGGTATTGGTGTATCTGGATCATCACACCCTGGTTTTAATCCTGTATTAGTCATATTAAATTATTCAATTAATATACTTAAATAAATATACTATTTATAAATATATTAATACCGAATATACTATTACATATACTATATACTATACAAAATATATTAAACCAATCAGATTTTATTAAACACATAACTAATCTTTTGTTTTTTTAAAAATGGTAATCTTATATCACCATTAAATCCATAATAGATAAATGAACCTAATAGCATTATTGTAATAATATTCCATACAGGTGATGTATACATATAAAATCCCCCAGCAAGTAGATAAAATGTGTATTTAATCCATTCATCATCGCAAATATATGGATTATCTTTCATTGAATTTCCTAATGTATTATTTGCTTGTCTTCTAATACTATCGTGTATTTTAGTATCTAATGGTATACTTGCTATAACTCTAATTGCGTCTAATAATTTTATACCTGGAGCATCTCCTTTCTTAAATAATTCTTCTGATTTTTTATATCCAAATATTTCATATATTAATGTTGATGGTATTGCTAAAATAGCATTGAAATACTCAAAAATATATCTAAACATAGATGGATATCCTTTACTAGTAGTAGCATTATTAGTATTACTATTAGTATTACTATCAGTATTTGACAATATATGTAACCCATTCACACTCAAATATCTTATTAAAAATAATGTAATAATAAAATCCAATAACCAAATTAGAATATCATATAACTTATAATACCAGCGTTTTTCTACATACTCATATTTTATTTTAGTTTGTGATGCATCTTCGTCACCATCCACATTATTATCCTTATTTTGGTTATTGCCTTGTGGTTTTACTGCCCCAGATTCAGTTGGTTTAACTTCTACTTCAGTTTGTTTATTATAATTTTTATAGTAATTATATCCTTCATATCCTATATTTGCTATATATGATATAACTCCTAATGATAACATTACCAATGAAATTACATAAAGAGCTGTAGATATATACTCATTTGTTTTCTTATTATAAATATTTAATTTTTTACTTGATTGATATGTATTATCTGTATTACGTGTAGTTTCCACCTTATTTAAAAATATATTTCCTAAGTATTTTACTTTATCATTAATTCCATAGAGTATTACACCACCAAATAATAATTTATATGTTAATGTCTTATTTAATCTAAAATAATAATCTATATCAGCCATTTGTATTATGTATTATCTATCTAATCAGTTTTAAATGATTGAATCAATTAACTAATATTTAATATATTAATAGTCTATAAAAAATTAATAGTCTATAAAAAATTAATAGTCTATAAAAATTAAAATTATTATTTGATAAATGATACTTATCTATAATAGATAAATATTTCTATATTATCTGTCATAGGGAAGATACATTTATCAAACAATAATTTTAATTAATTTTAATAAAACATTTACTTATACTCATTTAAAGATGTATTTAAATTAGTTTGGGAAACCAACAATGTTAGCACCAATACCAAAACCACTACCAACACGTGCAGCTGGAGCGAATGATGGTGCATACATATCTAATACAGCAAAAGTAGCTGCTGCAGTTAAACCAATAGTGAAGATTTCTTCCATTTTCAATCTTCTACCTTGTGGAATATAATATGCTGATAAAGCAACAAAGAAACCTTCTACGAAGTATTTGATTGCTCTTTTTAAAACTTCAGTTAAATCGAATGAATAATCACCGTACATAATCTTATATTGTTAGTTTTAGTTATATTTATTGTATATATATAATAGAGAAAATATTTTTACACTTTATTTTAATTTTTAATTTATTATAAAAATATAATTATTACTAAATACATAAACATATATAAGATTTAAATCATATTATAAGATTATAAATATACAATTGTATAATTACATTCGTATAAATACATAAAATAAAAACTTACATACTCCTATAAAATGTCTAAACAATTACCACCAGAAGAAGTAGAAGAAGATTTCTTAGAAGTTGATAGACCAATTCCTGGTCAAACTTTCGTATGTCTTTCCTTTATATCACCAGAAAAAGTTATCCAAGATAAAAGTAAATTTATGTTTTCTAAGTTTCTAGAAAGCTTAACTATTGAAAATAAATTACCAGAAGGTTTAGATGTAAATAGTGACACTGTTAATAAAGACTTATTACCTAAATATAAAAATAGATTAGAAGAATTAGCGAATACTGGTTATAGTTATGAAGCTGTAGAAAATGCTTATAAAGATTTCTTATATACTAATGAAAAATCCTTAGGTGATGAATTTGATGAAAAGAATGATTTTAGAACAAGCATTAGAGGTTTGAAAGTTAGAGGTACATATAGTACTCGTAGAGAAGCTGAGATTAGAGCACGTGTCTTACAGAAAAGAGACCCTAAATTTCACGTATATGTTGGACAAGTTGGTTATTGGTTACCTTGGGATCCAAATCCAGATGAAATTGAAGACCAAGAGTATAATGATGCTGGTCCAGAAGCTAACTTAAATAGATTAGCTAAACAATATAAACAAAATCTTGAGAATGTTGATGTATTGTATGAAGAAGAACGTGAAAATAAGAGAAAACAAGCAATTGAAGAAAATAAAAAACGTCGTGCTGAAATTAAACAGCGTGAAGAGGAAGAAGCAAAGAAAAGAGCAGAAGAGGAAGCTAAACAAAAACAAGAAAGTGGTGAAGGCGAAGGTGAAAGCACTAGTGACGGTCTTGAAGCTAAAACTGAATCTACTGAAACTAAATCTGAACCATTAGTTTCTAATATTGCTGTTGAGCCAACTAGTCAAGATATTCAAAATATTGAAAAACTTAGAACTATTGTTAATGAAAAAGAACAAAAGTATAGTGGTCAGGGTGGTATTTCTGCAACACATATTGGTGGTGAAGATGTTGTAAAATCATCTCCATTAGATAGTTCATCACAACCAGTTACTACAAGTGAATCATTAGCACAATCAGTAATGAATAGTGATGATCCTTGGATGAAACGTAAATTAGAACAAGAACAACAGCAACAACAACAAACACAATCTTCAGAACAAACTGAAACTAAAGAAGTTTAATTTAATTTTAATAAAAATAAAAAATAAAAAATCTATTATTGGATTTTTTATTTTTTATTTTTATTAAAATTATTTTTATTAAAATTAAATAATGTATCTAAAGTAATCATTTATTATCCCTACAACATAATCACTATCTTTTCTTCTTACATTAGATGTAATATCAACAATTTGACCTTTTTTCATAGTTAAATCAACAATTTTAAGTGTAAAACAGAAAAATAGAATATTTAATATATCTTTAGACCAAGTCTTTTTATTAAAAACTACATAATACAATTTTTCAAATGTTTCATAATCAACATTTTTAGGTAAAGTTAATAATAATGTTACAAAATTATCATATAATTTCTTATTATTTCTTAACTTTAATATAAAACCCATATCCCAACTATTTTTATTAAATCCACCAATAGTTGGAACTACTTTATTTTCTGATTCTGATATATTTAAAAATAGTCTAGTCCATACACCATTCTTATGTTTTTTAAATAATTCATCAACAATTGCTCTAAATACTCTCATAATATTAGTTTTAGGAAATTTATGTAAGATTGATGATGACGCAGATTTAGATAAAATTATTTTTAGTCCTAGATTTTTTCTTAAATCATCTACAAACTTTTCACTAACATTTGCTAACCATCCATTTTCCATAACATTTTTCATAGCATTTTTCCATTCAGTGTTTTTATAAACATATGATTTAGATTTATGAATACGACTATTCTCCGCTAAGTAAATCATAATTCTACATAAATCTTGTAATGAATTTCTATTAAAATTATCAAATATACGAATTTCTATACCATTTGGTTTTGTCATTCCTTTACCAGATTCACGATGCCATGGTCTTTTTGGATCAGTGCTACCAAATGTTCTAAAATCACTACTTAATGAAGATATAGCACCACTTTCTGCTCTAACTGCATCAGACATACCAGAACATTTGTCTAATCTATCTAATCCCTTAAAATCTATTCCATCTCTCCAATATGTCTTAATATTAGAATAACGACCAATTCCTTTATTAAAGTTTCTAATATCACTACCGGCCATATTACCCCAACCTACTTGCATAACTCTAAATGAGCCTTTAATTTTACTATATCGTGTTCCCATTGAAGTATCATCACCGGAAAAGAAAGATGCAATTAATAATGGCTCAATCCATTGGATTTGATTAGCAAAGTTCTTATGTTTATCAATAAATACTTTTTTTGATGTTTTATCAGTAAATGGCAATGTAATTGTAATATGATAACTGCCAGTGTAATCTTGTGTTAATTTTTTGTTATATTTATAGCTTGTAAATGGTTTTCTAGTTCTACTTTCTTTTGTAGGCACTTTTATATAACTTGACATACCAACAGGATATTGATAAATTTTTCCATATTTTTTTGTTTGTTTTACGTGATTCTCTTCTTTATCTAAAATATCAGTAAAGTCAGTTTGTTGTTGAAATAATTCTTTAATATAACTATTTAATACTTTACGTCCTTTTTTAAAATCAGAAAATGGTTTAGTTGTAACAAACTCAACCATACTATAATTTAATGCTGGTTTAAATACCCACTCACCTTTACACCGCCGACCACTCTTCTCAAATGGTATATTAAGTAAAAAATCATATTGTGAATAATTAAGACTATATTTTTTATGATTATCTAGTATTCTAGTAGCAATCGCATCAATATCGCAAATTGTGAAATTTTTCATTTTATCAACTTTCTTTTTATCATCTGAAATATGAAAAAACATTGCTTCATGTTCTAAACCAAATCCCCATTTATATTTTAATAATTTTGAGTATTTCTTATCTCTTAATTCTCTTTTAAGAATGGTTTCTTGACCCGTTTTAGATTCATTGTCATCTGTAGTTCGTCTTGGTATTTGACGACCACCAGAGAATATATTTCTAAATCTAAATGATGGCATTTTAATATATTATATATTTAATAATACTATTAATTATAAAAATATTATCAATTATAATTACACTATATACTATTACTATATTTTTTTAACATGGAGCGATGGACCTCTATGATGATTACTATAATATTCTGACATATCCATATCACCTTCTGAATCACTTTCTGATTCATTTACATTATTATTGTGATGCTCCCAAAAGATATCTGCTCCAATTTTAAATTCTTCATGTGAATCTGCTTTATACCAAAATACTTGATCTTCAATTTTATTACTTTTTGCTGTATTATCAATGACTAAACATTCATAATTCTCTGTACATTGATCCATTGTTGAACAGAACATATGAAAATCTGGAAACATACCAGCATAATTTTCATAAATTTTCTTACGATTCTTAACAATATTTTCTCTTAAAATGAAGATATAATCAATATTAGTTCTTAGATTAGGTGGAATACCAAGAGCATATTGCATAGTAATAATAAACATCATTTTATAATGACGACCATTCATAAATGCTGAACGAACATTTTTATCTTTAGTCCAACTTTGGTCATATAAACAATCGTCAAATATTAAAAATGCTCTAGGGTCAATTTTCTGTCCGCTATTAATATATTTCATTACTTTCTTTTGTCTTTGCATTACATTTGATACTAGTTGAGGGGAAAACTCGTCGTGAATAAAAAGTCCTGGTACGATTGTTGAATAAAATTGATTAGCACCTTCTGTTCCTGAAACAACAGTTCCTACTGGAATATCTTGATGATAATATAATATGTCTTTTGTTAAGAATGATTTACCTGTATTTCTTTTACCGATTAAAACAATAACAGAATCATCTGGTATATTACTCATTTTAAATTTTCTTAATTGTAGATTTAGTGACATTTTATATTTTTAAATATATTATTACTTTTCTTAAAATATAATTATTTTTACTTATAATACACTATAACTTTATAATAAACTATATATTAATATATATATAAATAGATATTAATATATAATACAAATATTAACTTAACTAAACTAAAACTAAATTAAATAAACTAAAACTAAACTAAAAATCTGGTAAATTTGGATTAATTGATGATCCGACAACTTTAGTTACTGTCTTAGTTATTGGTGCTGATGCTGATGTTGGTGTAATTTTTTCTACAATTGTGCTTACTGTATTACTAATTGTTTCTAATGGACTAGAACTTTCTGAACTACTATCACCGTTACCGCTACTACCACCGCAACTGCCACCGCTACTTTTAACACTACCACTTTTATATTTTCTTACAGTAGAACTACCACTACGTGCACTACCGAGATGATTATAATAGAATATAAAACAGTATCTAGCAATTCCTATTAAAAGAAATGAAACAAAAAATATTTTAACATATTCTCTTGTTTCACGCTCTCTTTCAGTAATAACATTACTTTCAATGTAAAACATTAATACAATTAATAAACATGGTAATAAAACATAAAGTCCTTCTATTAATAATTCAGTATTTGTCATAATGATATTTAATAATACAATTTATAGAATATATTTTTGTTTTCTTTTTGCCTTGTCTTATCTATACTGAATATGTTATTTTTAATCTTAATATTCTAAACGAATTATGTTAAAAGAATTCTACTTCTGGTTGTTTCTTCTTTCTTAATTTTAATACTTTTTTTCTAACCATATGACGTGTTGGGTCTCTTTGTAATGAAGTATTTGTATTTAATGATGATTGGCGAGTGTCTCTTAGATTGATGATATCATCTAAATATTTTTGATCATCATATTCACCACTTTCTTCAATAAAATCATAATCATCATCTTCATCATCTTGGTATTGTTGTTCATCATTTACAATTTCAAAATCTTCTTCATTAACATCTTCATTATCTTTTATAACATCTTCAAAAACATTTTCATCAACACCATCTTCATCTAAATCTAAATTATTGGTTTCTTCTGTTTCATTATCTTTAAACTCATTTTGATTAGTTAAAGTATTATCTGTTACTGATTTTGGTGTTAATTTAGATAATGATGTTTTATTAATATCATCATCACTATCTTTTTTTTCAATGATAACTTCTTTATATGTAATATTACCACTAGAATCTTTATTTGGAACATATTTAACATTATCAAATGATTTCTTATCTTTTTTACTTACATTAATATTAATATTCTTTATTGTTAAGTCAGGGTCTTCTTCTTTATACTCTTGTAATTGCTTTTCTACTGGTTGCTCCTCACTAGTTTCTGATTGCAATTCTACTGGTTGCTCTACTACTTGCTCCTCACTAGTTTCTGATTGCAATTCTACTGGTTGCTCTACTACTTGCTCCTCACTAATTTCTGATTGTACGTCTACTGGTTGTTCTTCACTTGTTTCTAATTGCTCTACAACTTTTTTCTCTTCTGTTGTTTCAGATTGCTTTTCTACTGGTTGTTCTACTTTCTTAGTTGCTGTATTTAAAATACTTTCCATTTGTTTTTCAATATCTACTTCAAATTTATCACCTTCAATTGTTGTATCATCATCACTTAATATATTTTCTGTTTCTGTTTCAGTAACAGAATTATCATTAATAATAGATTCATTTATAATACTAGAATCAATCGTTTGATTACTATCATCTTCTATATCAGACTCTACATCATTATCACTATATTCGTTTTCACTATCAGTATATAGATTCTCTTTAAAAGCATTTACCATTTTCTCACCATATTTCTCTTCACTAATATCAATTTCATCTTCATATGTATCAGTTAAATATTTTTTAATAATCTGCTGAAATGGTAACATCTTTCTAATCGCTGTTGATATACAATTATCTATAATTAATAATGATTCACGCATATTACGCTGTTTATCAATTACAGTTATTTCTTCTGAGTTTCTATCCATTAAAAATGGATTCTTATAAAACTCTCTTGCACATTCAATATAACAATTATGCATGAAGTTATTTAAATTAGGTATCTTTAAATTAATTTTTCTATTTGTATTAACTGTTCTAACTGCCGTTAAAATCTTGGTATTACTAATAAATACAGCACATACTAAGTCGTGTAACCATTCACACTTTGATTTAACTAAACATCTATCAACTTCATCTTCAATTATATTTTGATTCCATTTCGGAATATTTCTTAATAAATTTTGAAATTCTGCTTCATTTTCTGCTTCATCATATAATTTAGAAATACCTTCATATAATCTTGGTTGTAAAATAGATGATAACTCTTTTGTATATTGCTCTTTAGCATCAACTAAAATATTAATTGATAATTCATTTAACTCTTTGTCTGATGGCATATTTAATTATTAATTTTACTATTAATTAAGAATATATAGACATTCATATATCTATATATATTCTTAATTGTATTTATATTTAAACCTATTACTAAATTAAAAAATTACTAAATTAAAAAATTACTAAATTACTAAATTAACAAAAACTATTTAATGATTGAGTATATGGATTTTGTTTAAAAGCATCAACCATATAAGTATCTAATCGGTTAGCAATATTTTGACTTTTAATATCTTTTCTTTGTTTTGTAAAATTAATTTTATTATTTTGAATATTTGGAATTTGTGCTCTACTTGATTTAATATGAGAACGTTGAGCAATAATTTTATTCAATTTGTTTGATTTTCTAGTTGTCATTTTAATATGGCCTTTACCAGTAATTAATTTAGGACCTACTTTTGTTGGTGCTCTACCTCTTGAAATATCTTCTCTTAATGATCTAACTGTTGCATTTCTAATACTTTCACGTGATCTTTGTTGTTTTGGTCCATCAGCATTACCAGTATAGTCTGACAATGTTGTCTGTCTTATTGTTGTTTTAGCATAATCATCTGGATTATAAACTCTTGGTGCAATATTACCTTTAGCAATACCAGCTGTTTCAGTTGAATGTAAAGTAGTTTCTCTTGTTGTTGTTTTAGCATAATCATCTGGATTATAAACTCTTGGTGCAATATTACCTTTAGCAATACCAGCAGTTTCAGATGAATATAATGTAGTTTCTCTTGTTGTTGTTTTAGCTTTCATATCTGGGTTAACTACCATAATACCATGACTTGTAGTTTGAACATTTGATGCCCATTTTTCATTCATTTCGTGTCCAACCTTTTTAGTTAATTTCAATTTAGGATCATTTGGTGCTCTACCTTGATATCTATCACCTTTTAAGTTAATTGGTTGAGAGCATTTTTGTGTTCTTTGACGACTATTTGGTTTTAATCTATAACCAGATTTACCATAATCGTGTAATTCACGTTTTGACTTAGATTTTGATTTTGATTTACTGTTAACAGACCATCTACCACCACCATCTAAATGTCTCATACCAGATGATGGAAGAGCAATTCTACGTGATTTAGCTACTTTAGCTCTTTGTGATGCTTTAGTTTGTGTACTAACTGCTGGACCATAATGATTATCTGGTCCATTCTTTTCACGATTAGTAATCTTCATAATATGTGCTGGTCTTAATTTAGGAGCAGTTTGTTGACCTACCGCAGTAAATAATCTATCTGGAGTATTAACAAAAAATCCTTCTGGTGTTCTCTTTTTGACTTGACCAATTTTACCAGTTCTTGATATTTTCTTACCTGGATTAATTCTACCTTGATAAACCATTTTAGGATTAGTTTTAACTCTTAATTCATCAACACTCTTTGGCATAATATAATCTCTTTTCGCCATTTGTTGATATCCACCATCTGGTTTAGCAGTATAACCATTATTTAATCCTGGTCCAACATAAGTTCGCTCAATTGGTGTATCATTTGCTCGTTTATTAGATGGAATATATCTTTCTTGTTGATATCCAGATAAATTACTTGTTCCATATGGATTACCTACATTTGCTTGTGGGTCAAACATACTTGGAATCTCTTTCTTCTTTTGATAAGTAATATCATTACCAGTATATGTGTCTAAAATTGTATTTGTAGCATATTCATCTACATTTTGCTTAACTGAACCACCAAAAAACGGAACCATGTTATTATGAACAAATTTTTTAGGGTCAATCTTTTCACCAGTTAATGAATATCCATATTTGGAACTGACACTTTCTCTCTGTGCATTTCTAGTAACTTCATTCAACATTTCATTTGGTCCTTTATTTTCACTAATTAATCTATTATCACCAATTTGATTACCATATCGGTCTTTAAACTCTAATGGTAATTTTTTATCAGAATAATCATTTCTTATTAATTTTCTATTAGGCTCAAGCATATTGTCAACATCATTGTATAATGGAGAAACAACATTGATATCATCTGGATGAGCATCGTCTTTTTTATTTTTATTTAAGACATAACCAGTGCCTAATACTGCACTTAAGATTAAAAATTCCATTATGATATGTCAAATAAATAATCAATACTATATATATTTAATATATATAATAAATTGTAAATTATAAAATATTTCTAGAATCGCCCATTGTGGCGATTCTAGAAATATTTTATTTTATAATTTAAAGTGTTTTATAATAAGCAACAGTTCCATCACATCCACCTTTTATAAATTTACCATAATGAAATACCATTGGGATTGTAGCATTATCACCAGCAATATCACTGAATGTTTTAACAAATTCTCTAACTTTTCCTACATCATTACCTAATTCATAAAACTTATATTCTTCATTCTTTTTATTTAAAAATGCTTTAACTCTTCTACAAGGTCCACACCATGAACTCGCCCCGTAAATTGTCCATCTTTGTGATGGGTCAGGTCTTGGTGCTAAATCCATTATGTTATTTTTGTGAATTGTGTTATATGTTTTATAATTATATAATTACATTTATATAAAATTATTTATTTTTAAAAATTATTTAGTTTATAAAAAATATTTACTTTTAAAAATATTTGGTTTATTAAAATATTTGGTTTATAAAAATATTTAGTTTATAAAAATATTTACTTTTAAAAAATAATTTTTAATTAATGATTTCATTTATATTGCTTGGTAATTCTGTGATACTTGTGCTATAAAACTTCTCAATATCTTGTACTAATTTAGCATCATTAAATGTTACAAAATTAATTGCCACACCTTTTCTACCAAAACGACCACTTCTACCAATTCTATGAATATATGTTTCTTTTTTAAATGGAACATCATAATTCAAAACTAATGATACTTGTTGAACATCAATTCCACGAGCAATGATATCTGTTGCAATTAATACACGTGTTGAGCCAACTCTAAATGTATCAATAACATCATTACGCTCTTCTTGTGTTAATTCACTATGAATAACTGATGCTTGAAAGTTTTCATTTACTAATTCTTCACATAATGCTATTGCCGTTTTTTTATGATTACAATAAATGATACATTGAGAAACTGAAATAGATGAATATAAATCACATAATGTCTCAAACTTATATTTATTCTCCTCCACACTGACATAAAATTGCTTAATACCCTCTAATGTTAATTCATCATTCTTTACCAATATTTTTAATGGATCTCTCATAAATTTACTAGTTAAATCCAATACTTCTGTTGGCATTGTTGCACTAATAAGAACTATATCAGTATTTTTATTTAGAAATTGGATTATATTTTGAATTTGCTCAATAAATCCTCTTGATAAAATCTCATCTGCTTCATCTAATATCAATGTTGTTACTCTTTGACCATTAATTTTTTTACGATTTAACATATCTAAAATACGTCCAGGTGTTCCAACTGTAATATGACGATTTTGCGATGTTTGTTGAGGTTGTCTTCTATCAAATGTTCTACGAAATCCACCAATACTTAAATCTATATCAATTCCCATATCTTTAGCAATTGCCTTTACAAATGTATGTGTTTGACGTGCTAATTCTCTTGTTGGAGACAAAACAATTGTCTGACAAGAATTATCACCATCTAATACTCGTTTTTCATCAAACTTTTGTAACATTCCAATTGTGAATGTTGCAGTTTTACCAGTTCCAGATTGTGCTTGAGCAATTAAATCACCACCACTTGATAACGGAATAATTGCTTTTTGTTGAATTGCACTTGGTTTCTCAAAACCATATAAGTAAATGTTTTTGAGAAGTTGTGGTTTCAAATTCATATCATCAAATGATGTATATACTTGTACTTTATTTTCACTCATTTTATTAATATTGTTTATATTCTTAATAAAATTATTTATATTTTTAATCAATCAATTTGTAATATAAATAACTATTCTATATAGATTTATATAGAACACTTATTTATATATAATTTTTGTATATTTTTGTATATTTTTATATATTTTTGTATATTTTTGTATATTTTTGTATATTTTTGTATATTTTTGTATATTTTTATATATTTTTGTATATTTTTGTATATTTTTGTATATTTTATTTACTTTATTAACTATATTACTCATATTTAGCAAATATTTCATTTGTTTGAATATTTACACGAATAAATGTTGTTCTTTTACTTAATGATTTAAGTCTATCAGCACCAACATATGTACAACAAGAACGTAATCCTCCTAATATATCCAAACAAGTAGAATGAACACTACCTCTATATGGAACTTGGACGACTTTACCTTCAGATGAACGATAATTAGCTACTTTTCCAACATGTTTCTCCATTGCTCTTTTACTTGACATACCATAAAACTCTTTTACTTTTTTACCATTTTTCTCAATAACTTTACCAGCTGATTCATCGTGACCAGACAACATACCACCAATCATTACAAAATCAGCACCAGCACCAAATGCTTTAGCAACATCACCAGGTGTTTTACACCCACCATCACTAATTACATGAGCACCTAATCCATGTGCAGCGTCAGCACATTCAATTACGGCACTGATTTGTGGATATCCAACACCAGTTTTTTTACGAGTAGTACAAACGCTCCCTGGACCAATGCCGATTTTAATTATATCAGCACCAGCAAAAACTAATGCTTCTACCATTTCACCAGTAACAACATTACCAGCAATAATTGTATGTGTTGGAAAACTCCTTCTAACTTTTTTAACATATTCAACAAAATGTTCTGAATAACCATTTGCTATATCTAAACAAATATTTACAATCTCTTTATATTTAGTAAGTATTGTTGTTATTTTTTTAAAATCATCTTCAGATGTCCCACTTGATATTGCTATATTTGATAATACTTCTGGGTGTTTGGAAACAAAATTATCCCATTCTTCAATTGTATACCATTTATGAATGGCAACTAGCATTTTATGTTCAGCAAGTGCTACAGCCATTTCAAATGTCCCAACAGTGTCCATATTCGCCGCGATAATTGGTATTGATGTTAATGTTCTTTTACTATGTTTAAATGTGTATGGGCGAACTAAGTCAACTTGAGAACGAGATTTTAAATTAGACCTCTTTGGACGTATCAATACGTCTTTAAAAGATAATTTCAATTCATTGTCAATACGTGGCATTTTGTATTACTTATTACTTATTTTATTACTTAATTAAATACTTTTAATTACTTAATTTTATTACTTAATCAGTTATTGATTGGTGCTCAATTTATACAATACTATACAATTTAATATAGAGTATTATATAAATATATATTTAAATTAAGTTAGTTATTAAAAATAGTTTTGATTAAATAAATTATTTAATTAATTATTTTGATGGATTCATATTATTGACACGTGGATAACAAATATCTGGACGGAAAGTTTGTTTAATAGCTTGTTGAGTAGAGATATTAACATTATCTAATCTTTGATTACGATTAGGATCAAAGAATGATGACATAAATCTACCTTGTGCTTCTTTATTTCTCAAATTACAAGCTGGATTATCCATTCTTGTATTTTGAGTAGGAAAATAACAATAATTCATATCTAATAAGTTATTGTCGCAAGTTCTTTTATTTTTACACATAATACATTCCAATACACCAGTGTTTTCATTAATTTGATTTTGTCTGACATGATCACAACCACGACATTTTGGTTGATATTGACCATCTACGCATTTTGTTGTTTTTCTGTTAATATTTTTTAAATCAGTATCTACTTCAATTGGAGCAGTATAAAATCTCCATCTAAAGTTTTTATCCATTGATACACCAGTTTTTTGATTAATAATTTGAGGATTTAATTGATAACAATTTTCTCTTAATACTGGTGGATTAAGATGGTATAAAGTTTGTTTGAGTGAGTTTATTTGTCTAGCTCTCTCATTACATTCATCATAATTTACTCTATTAAATGACATAATACTATTGATAATATAATACTTATATTAAATAATTATCTGTAAGTAATCTACTAACTATATATTATATTAATATAAAAATATATAACTTAATATAATTATATTATGAGATATAATTATAACAACTTATGAAATATTAATTAGTTATAATAGTTATAAAATAGAAAAGATAACGAAAATTATCTAAAAAAATAATGAATTAAAGAGAAATTATGTTAATTCCAAATAATATTAAAAAATACATTGATGTTGATAATTTTGGTGCTATATATGTAGAAAAAAAAGATATTACTCAGAATAATAAGAATAATGCTTCCATTGCTAATAATGTATCTAATGTTTTAGATTACTCTAGTATTATAAAAACATCTAAATTATATGATATGGATATTGTTTATAAAAATGAATATAAAGCACTAAATAAAGCTAAAAAACAGATTGATACATTATCTAATACATTTAAATGGGATAAAGCGAAAATAGCAGTTAATCCATATGAATTAGTTTACATATCAAAATTCAAAAATGGTGTAACAAACTATAATCCAGTTAGTCGTTCATTCTTTAAGATGTGGGAATTAATAAATAGATTTGATATTTTTAAGAATAATAATGGAATAAATATTGCTAGTATTGCAGAAGGCCCTGGTGGATTTATAGAGGCAATTATTAATTATAGAATGAATAAAAATAATGGTTATTGTCTTGATAATTTAAATGGAATTACATTAAAAAGAGGTAAAATGCCAACATGGGATGGTTTAATTAAGAAATATGGTAATAAAAATATTAATTTAAGACTAGGATATGGTGATTTATATAGTAGTAAATCAATTAAATCTTTTTGCGGTAATTTTAATAGTAATATGCATTTAGTTACAGCAGATGGTGGATTTAACTTCACTAATGATTATATTAATCAAGAGAAGATGTCATATCATATAATTTTTTGTGAGATTTTAACAGCTTTAATGTTACAAAAAAGTGGTGGAACATTTATATGTAAAATATTTGATATCTTTCATAAATTTACAATAGATATGTTGTATATATTATATTGTTTATATGATGAATTACATATTGTTAAATTGCACACGAGTAGAGTAGCAAATTCAGAGAAATATATTGTTGCAAGGGGATTTAAAATAGTTGGACCTATATTTTTTGAAAAAATGTTTAATATTGCTGATAATTGGGACAATGATATTATTGGTTTAAGTGGTATTAATGTACCACAAGAATTTATATCAGAATTAGGTAAAATTAATACTAATTTAGTTAATAAACAGATTATGGCAATTAAACAAACAATTAAATTAGCAAATCGTGATGATATATTTTATAATAATTACAAAGCAAGACAAAATCAATTATCAAAACAAGAGAGTAATAACGATAGAAAGAATAATAGAACCAATAATACTGCCTATACTAAAAACAATAATAGATATAATAAAAATTATAATAGTAATTATAATAGTAATTATAATAGTAATTATAATAATTATAATAAAATAAATAACAAATTTAATAAAAAATATTGGAATAACAAATCTAAAAATAGAAATAAAGCCAATAAAGTTTTTAATAAGATTCTTTTTAATAAAGAACACATTAAAAAAGCTATTCAATGGTGTATTGATTTTAATATGCCCATAAATAGAAATAGCTCTTATCTAAATCATACAAATTAATTTATTACTTATATTTTATATTTATAAAGGATAAATATAAAATATAAGTAATAAAATTAAGTAATAAAAATAAGTAATAAAATTAAGTAATAAAATTAATTCAAATATTTCTGTTTAAATGCTTCAAATAATTTAGGGAATAAATTAGCAGAATTAATGCAGAAAAAATGTGGTCTTGTATACAATAAATTATTTAATACTTCTATATGATTTTTAGAAGTATTCTGATTCATAAAAAAATGTTTGATATTGTATTTATTTAATTGTAATTCATAATTATTATTTAATACACCGAGTATTTGTGTTAATAATGTAAAATGTATAGTATGTTTATGAGGATTTCTTGTTTGATAACTAGTAGATTGATTTAATTCTTTTTCAAATATATTCCATGCTAATTTACAAATACTTTTAGACATAATAACTACTTGGTGGATACTTTCATATTCTGGTGGTTTTCTTAATTTTGATTTTTTATATTTATATAATGCCATATTTGTATTATATAAATCATCTTTGTAACTATTTGTATATTTATGAAATCGTGGATTTATTTTATAATTCTTTAATCTAACAATTGGTTTTCCAGTTTGTTGATTAATAAATGTATTAATTTCACATTTTCTACCAATAAAACAATCATCATTAAAATATAAAAAGTTTTCAGATATACCATTAATATTATGTAAATATGATTCAATTGTATTTGATTTAAATGTAGGTAATGGACAATGACCTTCCATAATATCTTTATGGTCTACAATAAAGATATTACTACACCAGTCTTGATTTTCTTTTTCTTCATTTATAAGCCAATCTGGTATTTGATTATCTGTTACAATGTATATATTTCTAATAAATGAGCAATTCTTTTTAATAAGTCTAATTGAAAATTCCAATTCTCCATTTTCATAAAAACGATTTGTCCCAGGCATTAGTCCTGTATTTGTTGTAAATTTATTTAACCATTCATCATCATTCATATTTACCCAAGTATAAACAGCATCTATTTTATTATAATATTGATCTTCTTCATTATCCACCATTGCATTATCATCTTCAACTTCTATTATATCCTTGTCTTTATTTTCTATTACATCCTCCTTATCTTTATTTTCTATTACATTTTCATAATTAGACACTTCATTAATATTATCTTTTTGTAATTTAATATAATGTGATAAAGCCTTTTTGTTATTATTATATAATCTCATTCTAAATAAATGTTGTTGTTCTAATAAATAATTATATTCATCATTTGTTATAGTCAGTAAATAATTTACAATTTCAAGTATAGAATTATTATATGTAATAACACCAGCATTTTGAAAGTTATATATTTTAGCAGTATAACTATCAGTAATTAATGGAATACCAACATTAAAACTTAATGGTAATATACCTGACATTAATTTAGTATGATATCTACCACCTCGTTGAAAAGCAGAAAATATAAATTTTGTATCTTTAATTGTATTTATCATAGTATCCGTGTCAGTATTTATAAAAAATTTTATATTATCATATCCTTTAACCTCATTAAAAATAGTATTAATATAAGTTTTAGAAAAATAATAAATTTTTATATTCGTAAATGTTGTTACCAAGCGTCTTATTTCATTAAAATCTTTATCTTTTGGTGCACCAATAACTGAAATAATAATTTTATTTTCATTTATATTTTCATTTATATTTTCATTTATATTTTTTTTCACTGATGTATTAATATTTAAACAAATTGGAAAAATATATTTAATTTTGAGATTTTTATAAAAATTACGTTTATGAGTTACTAATTTAGATAGAACAATTTTATTTCTCATATATTTCATTCTTGACATTGGTGTAAATTCTTTTTTATGACTAATAGATATTACTTTATTATAATTATTTTTTAAAATATTCATATCTATTTGATCTGTCTCTGTACAAAAAATAACTTTATGAAGTTTTCTAATTTTATTTGATAATTGATTAGAATTATATATTGTGACATAATCTGAAATAATTTTATTATCATCCAAAAATATAGTACTTAAATAATATTTAATAAAACTATGTTTACTATTATAATGGTCATGAAATATATAAACTTTATAATTATGATTTATTAACAATTCCAAAAATGTTCCCATAATTTCTGTATGAAAATCTTTATTTTGATAAAGACCAATAATTTTTAATTTTTTTATATTTATATTACTATTTTGATAAGTAGTAATATTACTAAAATTATCTTGAAATATCTCATCAAAGTTGCACCGAATTCCACTATTTAACATTTCCTGTATTCTTTCTTCTCTATTGCGTCTTTCCTCTTCTATGCGTTTTCTTTTTTCTTCTTCTTTACGTATTCTTTCTTCTTCTTCTCTACGGCGTCTTTCCTCTTCTATGCGTTTTCTTTTCTCTTCTTCTTTACGAATTCTCTCTTCTTCTTCTCTACGGCGTCTTTCCTCTTCTTCTATACGAATCCTAATTTCTTCTTGTTCTCTTCGATATCGATTAACCTCTTTTTCACGTATCTCTTTATCTCTTTTTTTCCTATTATTTTCTAGCTCTTCTTTATATTTATTTTCTTCTTCTTTGTGTAATCTTTCTTCCTCATCTTTTTTTTCTTTCTCTATTCTATCAAGTATCTTTTGATTATCATTAATTAAATCACGTGTTTTTACAATATCATCATAATTATTTTCTAATTTAATATTATTTATATCATTATTTGAGATATCATTACTTACTATGTGGTTAACTTTATCTCTATTTATTTTTTTTATTTTATTTTTTTTTAGATTATTTAATTCTAAATACTCATTTAGAATCTTTCTATCTTCTAATATTTTTTCATTAATCTCTCTAATAATATTTTCAGAATTGTCTTCTACTTCAATTACATCAATATTATTAATTACAAATACATTATTTTTTATACTTTTATCAATAAACAAACCTACATATATCATAGTGTGATTTGTATTACTAAATAAATATTTTATGACAGATGGTTGTTGTTTAAGATGATATTGATAATTATTTTTATCATAATATATTGTATCTTGGTTTTTTGCACCAATCCACAACACAGCTTTTCTATTATTTGATAAAATTTTATAATAACCATCTACTTCAATTCTATAAACAACATATGGTTTTACGCGAATTCTAGTTTTAATACCAGATGATTGATTACCGTTTTTAGTAATTCTAATTGTTACACATTCTTTTTCATATTTACTATCATAATCAATTGATAATTTAACATTATTATGCTTTTTATAATTTATTTTTATCATTTGAATACATAATATAATTATTATATATGATTGTTATGATTATTAAATGTTATAAATATGTTCTGCGTAAATTATATAAAAATATATAAGTTTATAATTGTTATATAGTAGTATATAGATTAATCTAAAATGGGTAATGCTGAATCATCTAATCGGCAACAAGGTCATATTAATAGAAATGACCCCAGATATCAGAGATATATACAAAGACAAAGGCAAATGTGGCGTCAACAACATCAACAGCTACAGCAACCTCAATATATTCCACAACAACCTCAATATACACAACCACCACCACATAAACCACCTCAACAATCTCAATATACACAACAATACCAACGTCAACAATTTACATCACAACCACCACAACAACAATCTCAATATGTACAACCACAACCTCAAGAACATTATCAAGTTAATACAAATATTAATAATGAATCAAAACATTATGAAATAACCCCATATGATGTTTTTAATATTACAGAGAATGACTTTAATAGTGGTAATATTACAGAAAAATATTTAAAAAAACAATACAAAAAACTAGCATTAATATATCATCCAGATAAAAATAATGGTAATTCACGGCAATTTGAATTATTAAAAGATGCATATGTTGAATTAGTTTCTAAATTAAGAGAAAAAGGGAAATATACTGATACAAAATCAACACATCATATAAATGTTGATTATCAGCAAAATCAGAGAAATATACAAGTTGATAATATGATAAAAAATTATGAACCTGTCCATATTGATAAAAATAATTTAGATATGGATAAATTTAACAAAGTTTTTAATCAATTTCATATTAATTCACCATATAGTCAAGGTTATGGCGATATGATGGAAAAGGGTATGGTAGAGACAAATAAAAGTGGTTTTAATGTCCAATATCAACCAACTCAAGATAATAGTATTAATAATTCTATAAATGATAGACAATTTTTTAATAATGATCTTAGTCAACAAAACTTTAATGAGTCATTCCAAAATAAAATGAACAATGTTAAACATAATATTAATCCACAAAATAGTAAAGTTATTGAATATAAAGAACCAGAGTCAATGTTAATTAATAATAAGTTAGATTTTCAAGAATTAGGTGTAGAAAATGTTGATGATTTTACTAGTGGTATGAATGCTAATGTTAAATGTACTGATTATAAACAAGCATATTATCATCAAAATACTATAACTGATAAAGTAAGTGATGTTGATATTAGTAAGAAATCATCATCAATGAATCAAATCAAGAACGAAAGAGCAAATATTAATTATAATATGTCCAATATCGATAAACAAAGATATGATAAAATGAAGAAACAAGCTGATTTAAAAGAAATGGAGCGTCAACAACGTATTAAATATAGAGATAATATAATTGGTGACAGATTTCAACAAATGAATAGACTAGTTATACAAGATAAGAGATAATATCTTTTATTATTATATAGTTATTATTTATTATATAGTTATTATTTATTATATAGTTATTATTTTATATAAATAGATAAAAATAAAATAGATAAAAATAAAATGGCATCAAAAAAAGGTAAAAAATTAATAGATAAACTTAATAATTATTTTCTATATATATTAGGTGCTGTATTAATATTGATGATTGTTATACACTATTTAAGTCTTAGATATATTAGAAGTATGAAAAAATTAAGATGGAATGCTAGTGACTATTTAGAAGTTGAAGGATTTGAGAATAGTAATAGTGAAAAAGATAAATATGAAGCTGGATATAATAATGATTATGATCTTTTTGATGATGACTATTGTAATCTCTATAATATTGTATTTAATGAGAAAGCAATTTATAAGCACGATGTTAATGAAATTATGAAGAGAGTATTTACATATAAAAGATTGAAATCTGGTGGTAAAGGAACTAAGGGTGGAACAGTAAAAGATCCAAGAGAAGCAAAAGTATTAGATGCTGGAGTTGGTGTTGGACGACATTATAATCTACTTAATAAGAAAATTAAGAATTTAATTGGTGTTGACCGCTCTAAATCAATGATTAAATACGCTAAGATAAGAAATCCAGGGGAAGATTTCATTCACGGTAATTTAACAGATAGTAGTTTATTTAATACAGATAGTTATGATTGTATAACTTGTCTAACTGATACATTATATCATAATAAACCAAGTGAAATGAAAGATATTATAAAAAATTTCAGATTATGGTTAAATGATAATGGTATTCTATGTGTTCATATATGGAATAGAAAAAACTTAGATCCAGCACCAATGAATCGTTCCCAATATTATAAAGATAAAAATGGTGTTAAACATGCTCAAACTAAATATAAGAATTTTGTTCACGATGCTTTTTGGTTAAAGGGTGATTCTAATGATGGTGTAGCAAATGTTAAGTTAGTTGAGAAAGTTATATTTAATAATAAAGATGATTTAGTAAATAAACATAAGAAAATAGAGGATAGAGTAAAAGTTCACAATATGTATGTCCCTAAAAAGAAAGAAATTATTAAAATGATAACAGATAATGGATTTGAATTAATTGATATTAGTGATTATAAAAAAATTAAAGTTGACATTTATGATTTATACTTTTTTAAAAAAGTGTAAGTATAAGTGTAAATATAAGTTAAATTAAAGCTAATACAACATTTTAATTAAATTATTTAATACATATTACAAAAATAGTGTAAAAAATAATATAATTATATTATATACACAATAAACAAATCAGTATACGCAATTTATATAATAAAATGCCAGCACATAAAAAAGGAGGTAAAAAATACGGTGGTTTTCAAGAAGATATGAAAAAATTAGAACAATTATTAGGTTATTCATCTAGTGGTGGTAAAGCTGTATATGAACGTTATTTCACTGTTCACACTGTTAATGGTAGACCAGCAAAAGAAGTATTAAAAGGTGAAACTGGGCGATATGGTATGAGTAATTCTGGTGGTCCATTAAGTGCTGCTAAAAAAGCATATACATCAATGCTCCATAAATTAGGTTTAAAAAATAGAGGTCAATCAACTGAATTGACTTTTGAAATGCGTGAAATCACAAAAGATCCTAATAAAAGACATGGTAGTCCAATCTATGGACCATATGAAGGATTTCGTGAAGCAATCCCTAAAAAATTACGTGACCAAGACCCATTTTTGAAAAAACACGGTATTAAACATCGTGCTGTTGTTCATTTATTAGGTAAAAAGAATATGTTAAAAAAAACAACTGGTGGTAAAAAGAAACGTGGTGGTTCAAGCTGTGGTTCTCATAATAGTGGTGGTTTTTTTGAATTCTTTAACTAAATTAAATCACATATTAAATAATTTATTATTCATATATAATTTATATTACTAAATTATATATAAATAAGATGAATAACAAAAACAATAAAATAAAAAAAACTACAAGAGTTTTTACTATTGTTGATTATCCTAATGTAGGAGAAACATATGGAAAATATACTGGTAAATATCCAGGTGACGCTGCCGATAAAGTATTGACAGGATTGGCAAAGAAAGTAAATTTAAAAAATAGTAATGAAAAGAATTTTATATTCTTCACAATAAGAGATATTAGTTCTGGTAAAGAATATAGTTATATTGGGACAAGAGTAGAATTATATAAACCAGTTAAATTAGATAATGGTAAAATAGTGAAATTTAGAAATAATATAACACGACTAACTAGTGATAAATTATCTATTTATAATATATATCCTAAAAAGAAATAAAAATAATGGGAATTGGATATAGTATTGATAGTTCTGTACCTCTAAAAAATAATCAGAAGATTGAACTTATATTCAAAGATATATTTAAAACATCTGATAAAGAAAAATTGAAAAAGTTAAAAAAATTAGCAGTATCCAGTAAAACTAAAAAACATATTGAAAAATATGCAAATATTTGGTATCTAAAAAAGAAAGATTTTCCTAAAGATTTTGATAATTCTATATCAAATGTAAAATTAATTATAAAAACAATTAAATTAACTGGTAAAAGAATAAAATGCAATGGAATATTAAAAATAAAAGGAAAAAACAATGATTTAACACAAGATTCATATTCAAATTTTATTTCAGATGATTTAAATGGTCCATTTGAAATGGCATGGGATACTTCACCATCTATAGGTAATGAAAATTATGAATATAATATGATTCATCTTGTTACACCTTCTGTAAAATATTTGAAATAAAATATAATTTATGGTATAATGATATATAATAAATAATAAATTATAAATAATAAATTATAAATAATAAATTATAAATAATAAATTATAAATAATAAATTATAAATTATAAATAATAAAAGTAATAATAGAAAATAAAATGTCATCAATTGATTCTAAAGCATCTAGTCAAATTACAACAACCGGATTAATAAATAAATTTAATAACATTTTATCACAAAGTTCAGAATATCAAAAATATGATAGTGGTATTGATAATGAAATATTTAGTGGTGGTTACAGACATTGTCCATATATAACTAGAACACAATGTCCATATTATCAAGATAAATTGAGATTATTAAGGCAACAAGGATTAGATAGAAATAATAAAAAGCAATATTTTTATTACCCTATGTTACCAAAATATGAATATGGTAACAAGAGTAATAAAAATATTATTAATAAGAGAAATGAGATTGCTAATGTTTTTTTAAATTATGTTAATGATAAGAATAATAAACCAGATGAAGTGGTAAGAGGTGAAAATAATTCAAAGAAATATCTTTATATGTTTGAGAAGAATGGTAAGAAATATATTGGAATGCGTGAGAAATATACCTTTGGTAATAATAGCAACAATAAAAGTAAAGGAATAAAATATATTAATCGTATTGTTGAACTCAAGTAAGATAATGTTTTCTACAGACAGCAATATATTTATCTGTTGAACCAATTATAATATTATCTTCTGATGTATCTTCTGATGTATCTTCTGATGTATTATCAGATACAGACGACGCTGGTGCTTTTATTAATTTGGAAAATATACCAGGTGTTCTATCACGACATATACCACAATATGCTGTTAATTTAATTAATTTATCTGCCAATGGTATTAAATTAGAAACAACTGGGAATGGACAACGATTAAAATCTCCATCTAATCCCGCTGCGATTACTATTTTATTTTTAATATCTACACATTCTTTAACAAAGTCAACAGCATCATTAAAGAATTGTATCTCCTCAATTATTATTACATTATAATCATCAATATTTATGGATTTTTTATCACTTATATTACTTAACAAAGGTATTAATTTATTTAAGGAAATACAATCATTTAAAATGACATTATCGTGTGTTGATATATTAGTTGTATCATATCTATCATTAATTTTATGATTAATTTTTAAGACTTTAGCACCTATACTTTTAAATCTATTTGTTTGTTTTATTAGTTCAGTGCTTTTAGATGCAAACATACATCCAATATATAATTCAAAACATCCACGATTATTCATTATAATTATTTTATTCAAATTAATTAATTCATCTAAATATATAATCAATATATAATCAAATATATAAATTATCATTAAATATATTTATATAATGATTATATATTTAGATAATATGAGCAATCATTTTTATTCAATGGTAATAAAAGTAATTAATTAAATGTAACAAAAACATAAATATATATAAATGTATATTAATATTTTTTAGTATAGATAATGATATTAGGTTGTTATAGATACTAATATTACAAAATGCCTAGAAAGAAAAAATCTGATACTGATACTAATTCCAACAGTAATACTAATGTTACCACTAAAACAACAATAAAGAAAAAACGAGGAAGAAAAAAGAAAAAAACATTAGATAATGATGATATTGTTGTTATTGATTTAAAAAAAAATAATGATGAAGATTTCATTAAAAATAATATTAATGAAAAAAATACTTTTACTAATACTGACTTAAATTCTAATAAAATAGATAATACTATCACTATAACTACAAATAATACTTACTTTGATGATACTACAACCTATTCAAGTGATTTAATTTTACATTTAAAAACAAATAGTAAAAATATTATTGGTGCGAATATAAATAATGACTCACGATTTGCACCATTTAATAGTAATGATAATAATATTAATAATATTAATAGCAGTATGAATAGCAGTATTAGTGGTAATATTTCTGGTAATATTGGTGGTAATATTGGTAGTAATCTTACTAGTAATTCATCTAATAAAAATACCGCAAAGAATATATTTTCATTTATAAATGTTAATAAAAATACCAGTAGCAATGATAGTAATAGTGGTAATATGTCACAACATCAATCGAATATAGAATATAAATATGTAAGAAGTGATAATCTTTCTTCTGATACAAGTAGTAATATATCAAATAATATTTCTAATAATATTTTAAATCAAGATTTACAAAAAATAATGAGAAATAATATTAGGAAAATAAAATACTCATTTGATAATAATCGTAAATGGTTATGTAAGAGT